CGACGACAGTCAACGTGAACCTGAGCACGGCGGCCGGCTTGCCTGGCACGCTGTCGCTGCTCACAAACATGGCACGGTAAACATGGCAAATAGTGTCTGGGACTGGCTGTCCCCTGAGACCAGTACAAACTACGTCAAGAACCCGGTCGGCTCCAATGGCACGACGGATTGGACGCTGGCGGGCGGGACAAGCGGCGGGACGCTGTCGGTAGACACGACGGCGGCGAACATCCTGTTCGACAGCCAGGTCATAAAACTGACGGGGACGCTGGTCGGGGCGGGACGTGGGCCGCAGGTGACGCTTTCGGCGGCGCTGCCCAGCGCGGCGACACAGGTGCAGGTATGGTGCAATGGCGCGACGCCGACCGCGATCCTCCTGGGGGCGACCTCGAAAGCGCCGACGACGCTCAGAACGGAGGGCGCGGCCACGGTGTACGGCGCGAGCTTCACGAGCGGTGAGGCGAGCGGCCAGACGACGGCGCAGGCGGGGTTCGCGGCTGGGGCGCTGACGGTGTACGTGTACATCCAGGTGGAGCAGTCCTCAACGTACACAACGTTCATCTGGGGCGACCGCGCGCCGGGGTACGTCTGGAATGGGGCGCGGGGGCAATCCAGCAGCACGCGGTACATTCTCGACCCAGACGGCGGGACGGTCTACGGCGGCAGCATTACGGCGATAGACGACCGGGTCAATGTGGTGTGCGAAACGATGGTTGGCGTCGGTCTCCTACCCTACAGCGTCGAGAGCCTGAGCCTGGCCGGGGAAACGCCGGCCCTGTTCGTGAAGCATGACCTCAAGCCGCGGGACATCCAGTTATCGCTCGTGTTCAACGCGACGAGCCTGGCCGGGGCCGCGAGGGCTGGCTACGCTACAACGGCGCGAACGCGACGCTTCAGATCAAGGCGGCAGTCAGCGGCCAGTTTGACCTCGACCTTTCCAAGTCGCGCCTTGGCCGGCGCACGGTCGTCCAGTTCACGGCGCTCGATCCGAAGTTCAGCTTCATCTACGCCGACACGACGGCGTTGACGCTGACCAGCTCGCCCTCGTCGAGTTACGCGCGGATGCGAACCGACAAGGACGGCTGGGGCGCGATGAGTAGCGGCCTGTTCGCGCAACCCCGGCGGGCAGTCACCGGGCCGGACGGCACGGTCTATGTCGGGACGCTGGCGAGCGGCGGCAGTGCGAAGCTCCAGAAGTGGACGGGCAGCGCGTGGAGCGACGTGGGCGGGGCATTCACCGGCTCCATCACCGGCGGTCCGCTCATCTATGACCTGGTGCCCAACGCCGATTGGACAGTCTTGTACGTCATCGGCGATTATACGACGGTCGGCGGCGTGGCGGGCTTCGGCGGCGTGGCGGCCATCACGCTCAGTAGCGGCGCAGCGGCGAAGCTCAGCACGGGGGCGAGCGGCGGCGCGCCACTGTGCGGGGCGTACGTGCCGAGCACGTCGAGGTTGTACGTCGGCGGCCTGTTCGCCACGAACATGGGCGGGGTGGCGAACACGAGCTACTTCTGCTACTGGGACGGGGCGGCGTGGCAGAGCGTGGGGACGACGCGGCCCACGGCGGGCGTGTACGCGCTCCTGGCCGACCCGCAGGGGAACCTGTACCTGGGCGGCGACTTCACGAATGCGTTTGCGCTGGCGACGCCGTCGGCGCCAAGCGGCGCGCTCGTGGCGGGCGGCAGCCTGACCGCGGCGACGTACACCATTTATGTGTACGCCGGGGACGGGACAGGGACGCCGCCGTACATCAATGCAGCGGGAACGCTGGTGCAGCCCACTAGTCTGGGGCATTCGCGTAGCATAGGCAGCGCGACCGTTACCACGTCGGGGTCGAACCTCTCAATCCTGGTGACCTGGACGGCGGTGCCAGGCGCACAGTATTACTCGATTCTGTCCACGGGGTCGAACACGCAGTTCTGGGGGACTGTGCCGGCGAGCGTGACAAAACTCGTGGTGACGTCGGCCATTGGCTCGACCGGCTCGGGCATCGCGTCGGCGTCGGGCAGCGGGAACTTCGGCAGCCGCGTCGTGAAGCTGCGCACAGACGGCGGCTGGGAGCGGTTGGCGCAGACGAGCGGCGGGTTCAACGGCATTGTCAGGAGCCTGGCGTTCGCCGGACACAGCGGGACGCTGGTGGCGGGCGGCGACTTTACGAGCGTGGACAATGCCACGGCCAATCGCGTGGCGTACTCGCGCGGCAAGAAGTGGCTGCCGCTGGGCGACACGGGGATGCCGGCGGGCAGCGTGTTCCGCGTCCGCTACGAGAGCGGGACGGTGTGGGCGGCGGGGAGCTTCGTCAGCGCGGACGGCGACACGGCGGCGGCGCTCCTGGCGCGGCTGGACGGCTTCCCGACAGGCGGATGGGCGCACACGGACGTGGCGCTGACGAACAGCAGCAACAACGCCTACGACGTGCTCAAAACGCCGTATGGCCTGGCGGTGTTCGACGACACGAGCTACAGTAGCGCGAGCGGGGCGACGAGCATTGCCTACGCGGGCACGGCGAACCTGTACCCGCGCTTCGTGGTGACTGGGCCGGGGATGTTCCGCTATATCGGCCACCAACTGGGGCGCATCGTCATGAACTACACCCTCCAGACGGGCGAGGTGGTGGTGATTGACTGCGACAAGCGGAAGGTGACGAGCACGATCTACGGCGACATCACGTACAAGGTTCACCCCAGTTCCAACTTCGATGCGTTCTACATCCCGGCGTCCGCGACGACGACGCTGTTCACGCACATGACGGGCGGCGGCAGCGTGAGCATGGTCGGAAACCGGCAGCTCATCACGGCGGATGTGTAGATGGCGACCTGGTACTCAGGGCGGGCGTACAATGCCTACGGCTGGCCGCTGGGACGGCTGCGCCTGGTCAGCGTGGACGCGGGGCGCGTGGTCAACGGCGTGGCGGAAGCGGAAATCGTCGCGGTCGGGCCGTTCGCGGCCTGGTGGCGCGATATTCAGTATGTGGATGTGTGGCGCTACAGCGGGTTGGGCATCGTGAACCGCTGGGAGTGCTACCAGGTGCGCGGCTGGGGCGACCGCTTCGACAACCTGAAACAGACATACGCGCTCAAGGGCAAGAGCCTGACGCAGATGCTGGCGGGACGTATCGCGACGGCCAGCACGACGGCGGGAACGGCGCCGATTGCGAGCCAGGCGCAAATGATTGTGACGAGCGCGCTGGGGGCGTACCCGGTGCCGCTGGTCGTGACGACGATGACGTTCGACGGGCCGCAGGAGAGCATCGTCGTGAAGCAGTCGAACCAGAATGCGCTGGCGGGATTGCAGGGGCTAGTGAACGCGGCGAAGGCGTTCACGGCGCCGGTAGCGCCGCAGGAGTTCTTCAACTTCGCCGTGAACCCGGTGATTCGGAGCGACGGCTCGCTCGCGCTGAGCGTGGCGACGTGGGGCGGAGAGTACGGCGCGGACCGGCGCGTGGACACGGGGCAGCGGCCGCTCGCGCTCTGGCCGAAGGCACTGACGGAGAAGTACGAGGCGACGCGGGACGAGTCGGGCGTCGTGACGGTGGTGAACCTGGCGAGCAGCACGGTGACGAACGACACGGCGCTGAACTCGCCATACGGCAACTACTGGGCAGCAAGCGACACGAGCAGCGGAACGGAGGCAACGGCGAATGCGTACACGACGCTGTGGAATAACCGGCCGCTGACCAAAATGGCGCTCGCGCTCGACGTGGATGTGGACAGCCTGCCGCTGGGCCTGGGAGACGTGGTCAGTGTGGTGTATGGCGGAGGCTATGTGGACGGGCGGGTGAACGTGATGCACGCGACGTGGAATGACGCGGGCGAGAAAATCGCCGCGCGAATAGACATTGAGATATAGGAGATACGATGACGGCACTCATTGACGTGTACAACATTTACAGCAATGTGACGCCTTCGATGCGGCACCGGATTGAGGCGGCGCTGATCAGCTGGTGTGAGCCGGTGTTCGCCGAGGACGCGGGCACGGCGAACCACGCGCAGCGGCTGGCGTTTGCGCAGGCGGCGCTGGTCGAGACAAAGCGCGAGCGGGCGGTGCAGATGCTCCTGCCGCTGTTTGCGACGAACGGCGATTTCCAGAGCCAGGGCGACAGCTTCACGGACGGGGCGATCGGCTGGGTGGTGAACCACTACCTGAGTGAGCCGGGCGTGCTGGCGGGGGTGCTGGCGGCGCTATGAGTCTTCAGACGCCGGAGGAGTTGCTGCGGAGTACGGAGACGCTCACGCGGCTAATGCAGCAGCTCGTGGGCGACGTGGAGCGCATCAGGGGCGACCTGGCGACGCTTCAGGCGCGGTTCAACGCGCACAAGCATACGATCACCGTGACGGCGACGACGACGGCGACGGTGGACGCGGGGCCAACAGGGGCGGTGACGATCACCGGAGCGACGGAGACGACGCCGGTGTGACGGAATGGGGCAGGCACGGGCAGGCACGGGCAGGCACAGGGGCCTGCCCCTACGGTTATGGTTTGGCGGACGGCGGGGGTGGCGGGGCCTGCTTCTGCGTCTTTTCCATTGCGCGGATGAGCTTCTTGTTGCGCTCGTCGGCGTAGTAGCTATTGACGACGAAGAGGGCGTGGATGACGCCGGGCAGCCAGAGGAGCAGGGTCAAGCCGAGGTTGAGGAGCGCGGTGATCGGCTTGCCGCAGAGGAGTACCGCGACGGGCGGCAGGATGATGGCGAGCAGGTAGCGCATGGTGTCTCCTGGGGCAGGCACGGGGGCCTGCCCGTACAAATGGTGCGAGGCGGCCTGATGATAGGGGGCGGCCTGATGATAGGGCCGCCCCGCTTGTGTGTCAAGCCTATCCAACTGGCGTACCGCGCCTTGCAGTAACCCCGGCCCGCCCGGCCATACACAGCGAAGCCCCCTCAGCAGCATTGGAGGGGGCTTCTTACCTGGTAGCGTGGAGAGCGCTACGCCGGGCTGACCTTGCCATGCCGCGCCGGCCGCGCTCGGTTCTTCTCCACTTTGGCGACCAACGCCGACCCCACGTCTAAGCCGAGGCTCGCGCCGATGTCCAGCAAGCGGATGATGGCGTCGGCCAGCTCCTCGGCGGCGTTGTCCTTGTCGCCCGCCACGAGCGCGTCCTTGAATTCCGCCAGCTCCGTGGCGACAAGCGCCAACTTGATGTCGTTGATCTCGTTGCCGCCAATGATGACCGGCTCGTCGAAGTTCTTGAAGACGAGCCCGTCCAGGGCTTCCTGGGCGTTCTCCAGGTAGCGGTTCGACGGGCCGTCTACGCCCTCGCGCAGGCTATCGGCGGCGTTGGCAAGCTCGAGGATGCGGCGGCCCATGTTGCCGATGTAGTAGTCGCGCATCGTGCCGTCCACGGTGACGGCCCTGTCCCAGGTGGCGCGCAGGAAGCCTTTGGCGCGGCTCGTCTCCTCGATCTTGATCGCAAGCTCATTGATGGTGTCAGCGGTGCTCATATGCTTATGTCACTCCTTACCAGTTGCGAGCCAGGCCGCTGATGGCGCGGCGCTGGTCGGGTGTGCGTTCGACGGCATAGGGGTTGGCGGCCTCTCCGGCGTGCATCTGCTCGGCCAGGGCGTCCAGCTCGGCGCGCAGGTCCGGCGGCGTGGTGCAGGCCGGCTTGGTTGGGATGCGGAAGGCGAGCGGCTTGTAGGCGGCTTGTAGCTGACGCATCTCCTCGTCGCGGCGCTCGCGGGCGCGCTGGAGGCCGTCGCGGAACTCAGACATCGTCAAAGCGGCAGGAGAGGCATTCATACCAACCGCCATGGCCGTGGCAGATGGAACACGGTTCGGTGTCGTCATCGTCGTAGAAGAACGGGTCTTCTTCGTAGAGGCTGATGTAGCCGTCCTCGCAACCCGGTTCGTGGCAGTCGGTCCAGAAGAGCGGGCCACCGCAGTTGGGGCAGACCGGCTCTTTGTCGTCGTCGTTCGCGTCGTCTGGCATGGGTGTGTCTCCTTCTTCGGCGCTTTCCTTCCGGCGCGCAAGCCGGCGTTGCGCAGCCACTCGCGGGCGGCGCATGGCGTGACGCCATACTGCGCGGCAATGTCCTTCGTCGTCTTGCCGGCGTCTACGAGCGCGGCCAGGGCCTCGCGCCCCGGGCTGCGCGATGGAGTGCCGCCCGGCGCGGGCGGCAGCTTGTACTCCCGGATGAGGATGGCGAGGGCCGACAGGGAGATGCCGCAGAGGTCGGCGATCTCCCTGTTTTGCTTGCCCTCGGCGCGCAGCCGCACAAGCGTCTCGCGGTCGGCGCCGCGCTCGGCCTTCGACCGCTGGCGTGACAGGCCGTAGGCATCGAGCCACTCGGCGACGCGCTCGTCGCGGACGTGATAGTGCTTGGCGATGCGCGCCAGGGACCACGCTTGAGCACGCAGTCTCGCCAGCTCATCGCGGGGCGGGATGGCAACGCGGCGCCTGGGCTGCGGCGGCGCGATCTCCGTTGGCTTGGCCGGTCTAGACGCGGGACGCCGGCGCTCGACTTGGGCCGGCAGGCCGTAACGCTTGAGCCAGTTGGCGACGGTGCAGTGGTTGACGCCGTAGCGCGCGGCGATGGGGGCAAGCCCCAGACCTTGCTCGCGCAGAGCTTGCAGCTCGTCACGCGGCGGCACCGGCGGGCGCTTGAGAAACGACGGAAAGCCATAGGCCTTGAGCCAGGCACGCGCCATCTCAACGCGCACGCCGAAGACGCGGGCGATCTCGGTCACGGGCTTCTTCTCCGCGCGCATGGCGGCGAGGGTCTCGCGGGGCGGCCGTGGGGGCGCAGGGCGAGGCATTACCTGTGGTCTCCGTTGGCGGCCACTTCGAGGGCGCGGACGCGCGTCTCCAGGCCGGTGATGTAGGCGATGGCCGCAGCGTGTTGCTGGCCGAAAGCGCTCAGACTAGCCTCGATGTCGTAGACGGTATCCTGTAGATGATCTTGGTCTATCTCCAACACGGTCAGGCGGCTTGGGCGCGGGGCGTGGATGTCGGACTGGCGCACGGCGGGCGCGATGTCGTCCAGCCGCCGCTCAACGGTGGCGAGCCGGCCGAGCAGCGATGACGGCGTGGGGGCAGGTGTGTCAGCGGGCGGGACAGTGCGCGCATCCTCTCCGACCGGCTGAGGCGCGATCGTGGCGGGCGTGCCGATGACCTTGTACGCCAGAAGTGCGGCGGGGTCTAACGGCCCTCCGGGGTCTAGCGGCCCTGCGGGGGCTACGCTGTTGTTGGTCGTCGCCGGCGCGGAGGCGTCGAGGTCGGCGAATGTGTGGCGGATGACGATGTAGCCGCGGTGAATGGCGTCCGCCCAGGCGTGACGGTCGGTGAGGGTGGACGGCTCGTAGCCAGGCTCCTTGACCTCAATGATGACGTGGTATGTAGCGATCATGCTCAACCTCCCTGCCGCGAGCTTCCGACGTGGCCGGGGCGCAGGCATTGCTGGCAGTGCTTATAGTGCCGATCCCACCAATCGTAGGCGTCCGTTTCCGGCACGCCGCCGGCGATCATCAGGCGGCGACCTTCGTCGAGCGCGTCTGTCAGGCGCGCCCACAGCTCGGTCAGTGGGGTCGGCTCGTCGGGTAGGGCGTCGTTACCAGCGTTCGTAAAGATGGGGAAGTCGTTGGAGTTGGTGTCACGCATCACTTTGGCAGCGGTCCGCGCCTGGCGAGCGGTGATGTTCTTGTCGGCGGCGTTGTCCAGGAAGACCTGTTGCTGCTCCGGGTCCGTGAGCAGGGACGCGGCGGCGTAGACGCTGGGGTAGACCGTGTAGGCGTTGCGCAGATCGGGGTGAACGCGGAGCAGCTCGGACTTGCGCTGCAACAGGTAGTGCTGGTCGAGAGTCGTAGCGCCGGTCGAGGTCGCCCACCGATACCAGACGCCCTCGCCTTTGGCCTTGATCGCGGCTTCGACCCAGTAGGCGATGCGAAAAGCGTTCCTGGTGGCGCGGCGCTTCTCCTCCTCGCGGTTGCGGCGCATCAGGTCTTCGATGTCGCCTTCCTCCAGGGTGAGCGCCTTGCCGATGGCGATGGCGACCTCGTCGTTCCAGGCATCGTACAAGCCGCGGATGGTCTTGTCAACGGGGTCTTCCTCTTCCTGGTGGATGGGAAGCTCGCCGGACTCTGGCGCGGGCAGATACTCCTCGGCCTCGTCGGTGAGGATGCGAAGGTTAGCGCTCATGGGTTGTCTCCTGAAGCTGAGTCTGCCCGTTGGCCTGGGCATAGGCGGTGAACTGCTGTAGAGCAAGCTCGTAGAGCGGGTAGGCGGTGACGTAATCGGGATCGCGCTGCTCCGGGGCGCGGCCGCGAACCATGCAGGCTTCCCAGACGCGCCGGGTGTCGGCCGGCAAGGTGTCGAGGAAGGCGCGAACCTGGGCATCCGACAGGCCGTAGGTAGCGGCCCACATGAGGACGGCAACTTGGGTCAGCATGGGATCACCCCCTGATCCAGTTGGTGGCGAGCACGCCGACGAGGATGCCGAGGGCGAACGCGCCGATGACGAAGAGGAAGCCGTCCCGCGCGGACTTGGAACGGCGGGCCTCCTTGACGCCGAAGTACACAACCAGGGCGGCCGGGATGAGAAGCACTCCCAGCAGGACTCCAATCACGAAGCCGGGCGGCATAGGTCACTCTCCTTTACAGCATGTGGGCGGCTGCCTTGAATGCGGCCAGCTCGGCAGCCAGGTTCTCGAACAGGGTCATGGATCGTCCGCCATCCTCCAGCAGAAGCGTTGCGGCGTTCGCCAGATTGAAGGCGGCTTGCTCGAAGTCGTTGGGCGCATCGTCGCCCAACTCATCGGGGTTGCACTCGCGGATGATGACGTTGGGCATGTACTCCCCCTCTCCGTTCCTTGCGGCTCGTGCTGCGCGCGGTGCAGATCATTGGGGTTGTTCCTGGCTGATGCTCAGGGACGTTGCCCACGTGACGGTGGCGCCGGGCATGAGGTCGCGGATCTGCCTGAGCCAGATGAGGAACTCTTCAATCGGCATGGACGTTGGCTCGGCGGTAATCGCGGGGTAGCGGCGGCCAGGGTGGGCAAGAGAAGTCCGGGCGAGGCGCATCTCGAAGTTGTGCATCGTCATATGCGTCGTGACCGTCGCCGGAGCAGGCTCCGGCTCATCGGCGACGACAGGCGGCGGGACGGTGACGGACGCGGGGATGTCGGCGGGCGTGTCGCGGGCGAGCCACTCCTGGATGGTACGCTGCAAGCGCGGACGGAGGCTGTTGGTCATCTGCGAGGGCGAGAAGAACGTAGACGAGATGTCCATCTCGCGGCAGGCGTCTTTGAGCAGGATGTTGCGCTCGGCGCACTTCGCCTCAACGAGCTTGCGCCACTCGGCGCGGCTGCGGGGCTGTGGTGAAGCCGTTGGCGTTGGTTCCTTGTCGGGCGCGTCGGCGCAGAGCGTAGCAACGTCCAGGCCGGTGTTGGCATCGGTGTCGGAGGCGATGAGATGAAGGTGCATGGGTGTCTCCTTGCTATTGGCGACCTGGAGGTCGTCTGTATCTGGAATGGGCATGGGATCACGCCCGAACATCGTGGCGGCAACGACGTCAAGCTCCTCACGCAGGGACTGGGGGAGACGCGAGCGCGGGATGCGAGATTTGCCCCCCCCGTCAACATGGGCCGTCACAGACGCCGCGAGCGAGCGGCGTCTGTGACGAAGGGCAGCCTGAAGCCGATACACTTCCAGGGGGTAAGCGCGTGGTAGACCTGGCGTGGCGATCATGACGCGGCCTTTTCCCGGTACGCGGCGTCTAGATAAGCGATGAAGCGTCTGTTCTGCTCCTCGTAGTCGGGGAACAACGCTTTGACATCATCATCCAGCTCTCCCCGCCACCTCGTCAGACGCCCGCAGGCCTCCACGTCCCGATCGTACTGGTACCACCAGGCACGGCGGAGCGTCCGGTCGTTGATCTGCTGGCGCAGGAAGCCCTCCGGGCTGTTGCCGTAGTTCTCCATGTATCGCGCGTGCTCGCGGTGATGGCGGCGCATGACAGCAGAGTCGGTTAGCGCATCCAACTCCTGCCATAGGCTTTCAATCTCGGCTGCGTGACCTTCCGCCTCGTGCCAGTTGAACAGGTCGAAGACTTGCTGCGTCATAACACCGCCTCGGCACGCCCCACAACTGGGTGTCCCTCGCCGCTCGCCAGGCGCCCTATGTCGGCGACGAGGGCGGCGTGTTGCGCTCGCAGCTCCTCAGCGCGGGCGGCATCCTCGGCGCGAATGACGGCGTAGATGTCGGCAAGCTCTTGATCCGAGAGCGCGTTGGCGCGATAGCGCTTGAGTAGGCCGCGCTCCTTCAGGATGGCCTTGAAGCGTTCCTGGCTGAAGACGCCGGCATTGTGCTGCCGCATCGTCTCTTTGAGGCCGTCGAGGTCGCGGGCCAGCTCATTGACGCGGCGGATAGCGGCAACGGCGAAGGTATGCAGGGGGTGAAGCGACTCGGCGTCGCGCCATTTATCGCCCTGGAAGTAGACGCACTGCCACGGATCGCCGAGGCGGAACATGCACCATTCGCAAGGCTTCTCCTGGCCGTTGACGATGTCCACGCGGCGTTCGAGGAGAACGCACGGATCGGCGACGAACAGGTCGCGGCGGGTGGCGCTGCTCTCAAAATGCTTGAGGAGCAGGCTGTGCCCCGCATCACTGACGACGACGAGCCGCCATTCGTTGTAGAAGGCGTCGCAGTCGGGCGACCAGCTCTGGCGCGGCTGCGTGCGCGCCATGGGCAGGACAGCGCCGGCCGGGTCGTTGAGGAGCGTGTCAATCACGAGCTGGGCTTGCAGGGGTGTCATGGCTGCTCCTCTGGGCGGAACGTGAGATCGGAGAGCACCAGCATGCGGTCGAGGATACCCATGTAGCTCCCGGCGATGTCGAGCACGGCGCGGCGCAGGACCTTGTCGCCAGTCCACATCGCCCGCAGCCTGGCGCTGTCCTGCTGCCAGTCCACGAGGGGTAGGAGGCGGGCGAGGGCCTCGTCGGCTTGCTGAGGCAACATGAAACCATCCATGACGGCCATACCGCTTGGCGCGTGGGTGATGGTCAGGCAGCCGGGAAAGTTGCGCGAGTCGGCGATGATGAGGGTTGTCATAGCTGCACTCCCACCCCTTCCGGCTCCGTGACGGCCACGAAGCACGGGTAGTAATCGTCGGTATTCTCGGTCCCGACGATGGCGACCAACGCGCCGGTGCGGGCGTTGTAGAACTCTAGCAAGTCGTTCGAGGTATCGTGTCGCTGGACGGCGAGCACCGGGACGGCTTCGAACGTCGTCGCCGGGCGTGCTCCCTCGCTCACTAATACTTCCTCCAAGCGTGACCGCCAGCCATCGTTGGGATCCTCAACGAAACTGTACAGTTTGCCGTCGAGCTCGAGGTTGAGCACATCAGCGTCGGCGTCGTAGTCTTCCGCCGCAGGGATAGTGACCCGGTCCCAGCCAGTCAGCACGTGTGGGCCAACCAGGGCGTCTAGGGTCGTTGTCGTGTCACTCATAGCTGCGCATCCTCTACTACCTGCGCCGGGTACTCGTTCCACTCGCGGCCATCCAGCAGGCGGCCGGCGCGCTTCTTGCCGACGCGGTACACCGTTACCTCGTAGTTGTCGCGCTCATCTTCCTGCCGCCCATTCCATGTCGTTGTCAAGGGGGTGAACGTGCCGTTCACATCCAGACATCCCCACTGTTTCGCGCCGGCCGCCGCTTCGTTGAGCTTGCTGTTCGGTACGATCTGCGTGACAGGGATGTACTCGCCAAACTGCTTGAAGAAGAAGGGGACTTCGTTAAAGAAGCATTGATCGCGCAAGTTCCTTGCCCAATCCGGGTGCATGGGGCGCGCACCTGGCCCCGACTCACCGCCGACGACCACCCAGTCGAGCGCGGCTCCCCACTGGGGATCAGAGTCCTCGAACTCCGCCCAGCCGTTCAGAGCGTTCAGGCGTCCGTCTCGAAACACCTTGAGCCGCGTCAGGTCAATCGGCCCCAGGAGGGGTTCGGCGCTCATCCAGCGCACCGACGCTGGGGTTTCGAGGAGCAGAGGGATGCGCTCGTTGGCCGTCGCCTGGTCTTCGGCGCTGACGCCGAGCCACACGTTTGGCAGCGGCCAGGTCATGTCGTAGCTGACGGCATACTGTCCGATGCGGTCGCCGACTTCGTACTCAATGTCCGAGTCGTTGAGCACGCTATACATGCGCTCAGGACGCTTGGTAAGCACCTGGAAGGTGTGTTGCGGACACGCGGCCATGACCGCGAACACGTGCCAGATGAACTCCATCGGCACTGTCTCATGGAACAAGTCAGCCATCGAATTTACGAACACGCGGCGCGGCTTCTTCCAGCGCGTTGGCGCGTCGAGTAGCTCGTCAACGCAGTACACGCGGTTCGTCCACTCTGCCTTGCCGCCAACCTTGTGCACCAACCCCTCGTAGGGCTGGCCGGGGCCGCTGAAGCGGTAGGCGACGCCCATCGCGTAGCAGTTGCGGCATCCCTCACTCACTTTGGAGCAGCCGCGGACGGGATTCCATGTCGCCTCGGTCCATTCTATGGTGCTGTTGTCGCTCATGAGGGTACCCCCTCCTTCATGATCTGGAGTCGGCGGATGCGCACAGCGCGTGCGACCCACTGGCGCGCCTGGTGAAAGCCGATGTGCTGAGAGTTGGCGAGTGTCGAGCTGCGCTCGTGGACGAAGGCGGCCATCTTCGCTTTCGCTTCATTGTCGGCGTGCATGGCCGCACGCCAGGCCATGTCGGTCGCTTCTCCCTGTTCAGTGGCGTCGTTGTACGCACGGCGCAGGGAGTTGGCGACACCTTCGATCTCACCGATGTCGTCCTGGCTTACGAGCGCCAGGGCGGCGTCTAGCAATTCGGAGTCGCTCATGATGTCTCCTACACGATCCCCAGGGCGAGGCGAATGAGCCTCACTGCCTCGCCCGATTCGATGCTCCTGCGAGTGAAGTGCATCACCCGGTAGCCGCGGACTACGGCCAGGTTCTGCTTCTCAAAGTCACGCTCAATGCCCGATCCCGTGTTGTGCCGGCCAACGGGAACCTGCTTGCAGACCGGGCAGCGCTTCGCGCCCTTGCGGGCATACGTGCCGCCATCCACCTCCACGAGTAGACCCGCGCCAGGCCAGGCGACGTCGGCGCGAAAGGCGCGCTCAGGGCTGGCGAAGTGGAACTCCGTCCGCCACGGCGGGATGTCGGGGTCCTGGCGCAGCTTCGTGATGAGAAGGTCGGACAGGTCACTCATGCGATTGCGGCTGGCTCCTCTACCCGCTCGATCTCGTCACCCTTGCAGTACACCGGCACAGCCCCGCCGTCTGGCCGAACCGCGTAGGGGTACGTCGCGCCCGCGTTCACCTGCACGACGACGCCTACTTGGCCGGCCTTCACACACACAATGCCATCCACGATGTCTACCGTGAACCGCACGCGCTCATTCACTGGCCACATTGGTCGTCTCCTCACCTGCGGGCTGCGCAGGCTGAAGTTCGCTGTCGGCCAGATCGTATGACTCCTGGCCGTCTATCTTGACTTCGTATGGGTACAGCAGGCCGGGGAACACGTCCTGCACCGTCCCGACCTGGCAGGCGTTGAGGTGGATGTCCGTCTCGCGGATGTCGCGGGCTACGGCCACCCGATCCCCCTTCTTGAACCGCAGACTACGCCCCTATGACATCAACCGCTCCCTTCGGCCCCTCCGCGTCCAACTCGTTGCCGTAGCAGAGCTGTTCCAGGCCGTTGTCGAAGCGCACGAGGTAGGGAAAGGTGCGGCCCGGGCGCGTCTCGATAATCTCCCCCGGCGTACCCGCGTGGATGTCGGCGTAGTCCTTATCCTGGATCGTCGTGTTCAGGATGACCCGGTCCCCCAGCTTGAACTTCCAGTCCTCGGCCATTGTGTCTCCTTGCGGTGTGATCGGCGCTACGTCCTGGATGGCGAACAGGTAGCGCGTATCGGTTGTCCCCTCGATCTTGATGTCGTACGGCCACTCGTGACGGTAGTGCTTCATGACCCGCCCCACCGAGCCGACCCGAACCCCGGAATATGGGCGCTGCCGGATGATGCGGACCCGGCTGCCCAGCGGCAGGAGTGGCAGAGGCGCGTCAATCGCTCGGCGGCTGGTTTGCTCCATGGACTGCTCCTCGCGGGGGCGGACCCGCTTGTCGGCGGTCAGGCCGACCGCGGCCCGCCCCTCTGCTGCTAGTGAGGCCCGCCGGGTATCGCGGCGGCCATCAGAACGACCATGCCCAACACGACCAGCGCGGCGATGACCAGGGCTTTCATCCGACCGCCGGCGCCGCGTCCGCTCCGGGAATCTCGCCGCCGTCCACGTACGCCCGCACGATCTGCTCGCCCGCCTCGGTGATGTCGAAGGCCAGGTCGTCCTGCACCAGCGGCAGCGCCTGTTCCGTCCACTGCGCCGCGATGCGCTGGAGCGCCGGGTTCTTCTGGGCGTCCGGCAGATCGGCCTCGGCCTCCTGCAGCTCCACGATGGTGTTGCCAAGCTCCCACAGCGCGACCATCGCCTGCGCCATCTTGTCGGCCTCGTCGTTCACGATGCGAAACAGCGCCGTCCCGAAGTCGAAGGCCGGGCAGCTCGGCACGTCCACGAGGTGACCGACGACCTCACCATCGGCGTCCTTGACGATCGCGGCCATCGGCGTCCGCTCGACCGTGAAGGGGCCGCGAAACTCGTACTCCACCAACTCCACGCTGTGAACGGCTGCCTCAAACTCCGCGCCCTGTGCGTCCAGAACGGGCGTGATGGCCTCATGCTGGCCTTGCGGCTGAATGCTACTCATCGGTTGTATCCCTCCCGGGCCTTTGCCCTGGTGCTTTCCTGGTAGGCGCTCAGGAGGTGCGCCTCCTCGAGCTGCCCGGTTTGCTCCAACATCTGCACTGCGAACCCTACGGCCTGGGGCAGATCGGCGAAGGTCTCAGGCTTCACCTTCCCGCCCCGGATGATGCTCCAATGCTCAGGGCCTTCTCCTGCGATCAATGCGAAGACCGTATGCCCCACGTTGACCGCGCGAACTATGCGTTCCATGCTGCCACTGCCCCCTTATCCTCTGCGGCTCGCCTGGCTTCCTCCAAGGTGTCGAATGTCTTGTCGCTGATGGACTTCCCTCGCGCCACAAACCACTTGCCTGTGGCCGGCTGCTCGCTGTCGGACAGCAGGAGGAAGTCCGTATCCCCTGCCCCGTGGATGGTGCGCTGGATGTACGGCCAGGCATCCTTGAAGCGGTCAAGGTAGTCCGGCTGCCAGGCCGGCCCCCAGCCTGTGACCTGCTCCTCTGCCGGCAACTCTCCCCATTCAGCGCGTTCGTTGGGGTCACGCTCCGACAGCTCCCTGAGCTGAGCAACCACCCACCCGACCCGCAGGTCTTTGTTGTCCTCCCAGTAGGCGAATAGACCATCTACCTCCTCGCGCCAACGCGGGCGCTTGAGAATGGCGGCGGCGATGGGCCGCAGATGAGCGCCGACGATGCGGCAGGCGCGCCATTCGGCGAGCAAAGCGTCAGTTTCCGGCGCGTCGAGACTGTCTTCGGCGGTCTGAAGGCCGTCCTCGGCAGCCTCGAAGGGGGGTAAAACTTTGACGGGGTCAGTTTTTTGCCCCGAATCTTTGTTGTTGTTGGTATTTCCTGGTCCGGAATCAGAATCAACAACAACAAGATTCGGGGTAAAACTTTTACCGGGTAAGTTTTTTACCCCCGTCAGTTTTTTACCCCCCCCATTGGTCAGTGAAGCGCTTTCGGCGGGCTGAGGGCCATCGTTGGCGGGTTGAAGCCCGTCGTTGGCGACATCCATGTCGTCTTCGGCCTGGGGTGGGTCCGGGTACAGGCTATGGACGACGTCGGCGTTGGAGCCGTCCTCATAGACGAGATCCACGATCCGCGTTCCGTGCGGCGACAGCTCCTCGCGCATCCGAATCAGCCCCTTGGCCAGGAGCCGCCGCCGCACGTACTTGATCGCCGTGACGGAGCCGACGTGCGACTCCTCGGCGAGCGTGCTATTGGATGGGTACGACCCGGTTCCGTCTGGCGCGGCGTAGTTCGCGTAGGCCAGCAGCAGCAGGAACTCGGTCCTCTTGGCGCTAGAGGTCTGGACAATCCTGGTGTGCGCCTGGTGGCTCATGTCTTCCAGCCCTTCACGCTTGCGCGGACATCCAACGCCGCAACTTCGCGGCGTCTACGCTCTGCTGGCGGATCCAGTTCTGGCAGCGCTCACACGTGGGCGAGCGCTGCTGAATGGGTGTCCAGTCGGCGCCGCTCACGTCGGCGCCACACACGGCTTTGGTCTCGCCGCGCTGCCGGATGACGTGACGCTCGTGCGTCAAGTGCATGAAGCCCACATCGTCGAAGTTGGTGTTGCCGCGGCCGACGATGACATAGGGCTGCGTCTTGGGCGGCATGGTTAGGCTGCCTCCTTCACCAGGTCAGGCGCGAGGGTGACGGTGTCGGTATCCAGGTCCAGGATGACGTCCTTTCCCATGGACACGAACATCATTAAACCGGTGTCCTCGATAACCACGCCTTCACGGATCCGGTATCCCTGGCTTTCGAGGAACTTGACGATGGCGGTTCGCGCCGTCTTAGCTCGTCGGGTCACCTTCGCGGCGCTGTCCGGGTTGGTCGGCTGAACGCCGATGTAGTCCAGGATGCCGAGCTTGACCCGGTAATACCGGACGATGTTGAACTGGGGGTCGAAAAGCTGGACGGACAAGTAGGTTGTCTTCCACTGGAGGCCAAACTTCTGGTCGGTGGCGGACACCTGCTCCGGCGTAGACACGTAGCAGAAGTACTGTCCGAACGGGGGCGCTTCATCAACGAGGTCGGTCAGCCGTTCGAAGCCGATGAACGTTGGCATGGTCTTGTCTCCTTCGCTGCTTGTCTCAGAACGGGATGCTTGTCGGGGCGACGGCCATCAGACGCGGGCGGGTGTCCGGCGGCAGCTTGTTGTTCGGGCAGTCAATCACCAGGACGGTCCAGCCATCGGCGCGCAAGCGGCTGACCTTCCAGTCGAAGAACTCACCGTCCGGGTCAGTGGAGATGGGACAGAAGTGGATGCCGCCGCGCACCTCAATGGCAATCTGGTGCTCGACATCGGCGAAGTCCACGGTGGCGCGGCAGTCGGACCACGGCTGGAAGATGTGGGTCGGATGCCAGTCCAACTCATCCAGCAGGCGTATCACGGCAAGCTCGAGCTTGGACGGACGTTCGCGCTGCCGCTGGATGACGGCCTCGGCCCACTTCTCGTGACCATACAGGGCCGTCGTTTTCCTGTACCCCAGGCGGCCGTACTCTGACTGCTGCTCTGGTGTCAGTTTCGCACACCGCGTCTGCCCGCCGCGGGTGCGTTGCTCCGGTGTGAAACTCATAACTATACCCCCTTTGGCAACATGCTTGTCCCGAGCATGACCCGGCCGATTTCACGAACGAACGCGGCCTGGGTCAACTCATGGTTGTCGAACGGGACGCCCTCGGCTGCCCACTGGAGCAGGGCATTCGCCGTGCTGTAAGTGTCCCAGGCCATCAGGACGGCGCTGTCCCGGAGCGAGAGGCCGTCAAACCGGCTGCCGCCCGGACGCCGCGCCATCAGGCGAGACATGGGGATGATGGGTGTCGGGCCGCTCGCCGCGGGCGTCATGGTTGTGTTCATTGGGCGGTGTCCAGTACCTTCTGATAAGCCGTCTCCATGCGCTCCAGGAGCGCGGCCAGGTCCTTCGCCGACAACTCGCCCTCATTGGTGGCCCCGTACTCGCCTAGTGTGTTCAGCCAGGTCTCCTTGCGCACCTTGAGCAAGCCCGCCAGCTCCACCAGCCGATTCACCTTGCTGGCGTTCGCAACTGCCGGCGTTGGGGCGTCATCTCCGGCGACCAGGTCGAGGTCGCGCTGCTGAGAGTCCGCCGTCACATGTGGGGCTTCGGTGGTTTGATCGGCCGTGTCGCTGCCGGTCTGTTCGAGGAAGGGCTGGAACAGGGAGAAGGAGGGGTTCTGGATGATCTGCCCGGTCTGGACGATGCCGGCGCGACCTTTCTCGGCGCGGGCCATGAACTTGACCCCCTCCATGTAGAAGAACAGCACCACATCGGGGTAGTAGCCGCCGCCACGGTCGAAGTCGGGCCGGTGTCCAACGACCTCGGACACGACTTCGCCGAACACCGTCTTGGTTTCGGTGACGTCCTTGGCGTGCGCCGTCAGTACCAGGTGAACGTTGGCGTTGGTCGCCTCGATGAGCATGTCATACAGACGGCGCTTCAGGCGGTTCCAGTCGCGGGGCGCGAGGGCAGCGTCCTCAAGAGGCTTTTGGCGATCTCTGTTCTTGGGGTTGGCGTTGTAGTTCAGGATGCGCCGCTCGGCGTTCGCCTGGTGCGCGGTCAGGAGGCTCTCGTACAGGACGGTGACGGGGTCAATGACGAGCGTCTTCCAGCGCTTCCCGCCGTCCTTGCGTACCATGTCCAGCACCTCAACCACGTCGGCCACGGACCGGGTCCGCACGACGTCAAACTTGAACTGGCCGCCGTAGAGGTCGGCGCCACCCTCCATGTCCACGACGAGGGGGGAGGGGAAGCCTAGGGCAAACAGGGTCTTGCCTGTTCCCCACGTGCCGTAACACATCACCTTCAGCTTCTTCTTGGCATCAGAAGCCTTCAAAACCTGAACGGCCATCTAGTTCTCCTCGTTGAGATATAGCCCCTTGCGCGGCTCGGTGCTGATCGGGATGTTCTTCTTGCGGAGTCGGCCGACCAGGACGTAGATGTAAGCCTTGCTCGCGCCGGTCTCCGCCTGGATGACGGAGTAGGGCACGACCTGGTCGGCGTAATCGCGCTGGCGAGCGCGAATGATGTTGAGGAGATTTTGAGAGGTTGTTAGATTTCTATTGACAACCCGCCCATTCTGTGTGATCATAGAGTTGTCTCCTTAGTACTGCCCCCAGATCGGATGTTCTGCTCCAGGAAGCCCCCGTTGGTGATTCCCCCCGCCAATGGGGGTTCTCCTTGCTGAACCGGCTAGCCGGGCTTCCGGAGCAACTGAATGCCGGCCGCCTTGTTCTGCGCTATGCGGATGTACCCCTTCCTTTCCAGTTCTCTGCATGCTTCTTGAACGGTGGACAGGCCCTTGCCGAGCCTATCGGCCATATCGCGCCGAGTGGGAGCCGAGCGGCCCGCCGTCATCTCGGCATCTATGAGCCGCCAGACGCCGTCTTGCAGCTCGGTCAGCGCTTCGTTTGTGTTCCTCGGCAAACTCGCCACAAACCCCCCTTGACGCCGTACAGGTGTTCGGCTATAATGAGAAGTGACTACTCCGCCGCGTAGAACGCGGCGGCTTCTGAGGCAACGCACGCCCCAACGGGCCACGTTATCGCCTCACGGCTCAGTCCGAGCCGGTCTAGCGCACGGTACAGGATGTTCAGCGCGGCGTTCTCGTCCCTATCCAGGACAAGGCCGCATTCAGGACACCGATGCACACGAACGCTGAGGTCTTTTTGAACACGGCAACCACAGCCAGAGCAGAACTGACTCGTGCCTCTGGGGTCTACTGCCACAAGCCGCGAACCAGTCTCTTCCACTTTGTACGCGGTGAATTGGAGCAGTTGGGACCAACCGGCATCAAGCACACTCTTGGCAAGGTTGGATTTCGCCAGGCCGAGGATATTCAAGTCCTCAACCGCGATAAGCGAGAACTCATCAGCCAACCGGCGGCTGAGCTTGTGCGCAACATCCTTGCGCTGGTTAGCGATGTGCGTGTGAGTCTTGGCGACCTGGCGCTGCGCCTTCCGCCAACCACGCGAGAACTTCTTGCGGCGGGACGCCCGGCGCTGTTGGCGACGGAGCTTCGCCTGTGTCTTGCGATAGCAGCGCGGCGGCTCCACCTTCTCGCCAGTGGAAAGCGTCACCAACGCCGACAGGCCGAGGTCAACGCCAACCACCGGGCCAGGGTGGACCGGCGTTTCAAGGTCGGGCATCTCGATAGCAAAGCAGGCATACCACTTGTTGCCATCGCGCTTGACGATGACTTGCTTAATCACGCTATCGGCTGGAATGCTCCGATGCCACTTGACCTTAATCCGACCAACGCCGGTCAGGTTGAGACGGCCATCCTTGAGCGTTGCCCCGTCGCCAAAGCGGAAGGGAACGCTGTTGAACCGGCGTGCCGACTTGAACCGAGGAAAGCCGGGCGTCTCACCACGCTTTACGCGGTCAAAGAACGCCTTGAATGCTTTGTCCAGGCGGCGCAACACCTGTTGAGCGGTGGAATAGCTGAACTGGCTCAACGGATCGCCCGACGTGCGAATGTCCTTAAGCTGGTTCGCCTGGTCGTAGTAGTTGAGCGAGATACGACACCGGCGGTAGGCATCCCGACGTTCCTGCAACGCGGCATTGTAGAGCGTGCGATAGGCGTCCAACATCTCGCCAAGCGCCTGCTCTTGTGCCTTGTTCGGGTAGAGCCTGAACTGCCAGTTGCGAAGCATCTAGCGGCCTCTCTGAGCAGCGATGTACTTCTCAATCGTCTCGCTCGATACGTGTCCGGCGCTACCGACGTAGTAGGACCGGCTCCACAGGCTAGGCAGCGTGCTTTTCAAGTGCGGAAACTCCAAGCGGAGAACACGCGACGTGTAGCCCTTGAACTGGTTGGCGTAGAACTGCGGCGCATCAGTCGGAGGCACGGCCAAAAACAGGTGAACGTGGTCGGGCATCACTTCCAGCGCCAGGACTTCCACGCCAAGCTGTGCCGACTTCTCAACTATCAATTCGCGGAGTCTGTCAGCCACGCGGCCAACAAGCACCGGCTTGCGGTACTTCGGACACCAAACGAAGTGAAGGTTGAGGTTGTAGACGCTTCCGGCGTTGCGATTGTATCTCATACCAACAAGTATACGCCGGTGTTAGCTTGTTGTCAAGTATCTAACGTGTTAGACCATTAGGGAAAGGAGGAAGCGCCTTCCTCTGTCGCCTAAAGGCGACAGTCCCCGGCGCATTCTATTTATGGGAATGCAAAACTGGGCCTCCTCTTGGGAGGCCTTCCGAAGCCGGGCGGGCTAAGGATGTGTTTGCGATCCCTGCCTCTAGGCCGGCCAGGGCCTAGAGGCTTCGCATAACTATCCCCGATGTTGTTCCCCCGTGGCACAACGCTCCGAGTCCCTAGAATAAATTATATCGGGACTATGGAGGGAGGGGCTGTTAAAGTGCATTCTACATTAGAACGTCTGTGCGGTCAATACCGATACGTTCTGGTCGCGGAAAATTCACGGACTTCACAGGACTGTACCGCAGGGCCGGTAGACCCCGCAGGGCCGTTAGACTTCCTCGGTGCGCGGGTGAAGGCGGCGCAGCTCAGCGGATCGCTTTCGGCTCTCTGCCTCCAGCTCCTCGCTGCGGGCGTCGCGGGCGCGGCGAGCGGCCTCTTGGGTTGTCAGGTCGGGATCGGGGGATAGATGCTTGCGCTTGCGGTAGGACCGAAGCTGGGCGATGGCGGCGCACTCGCTGCCGGGGTGAATTTCTCCCCAGCGGCAGGAACACACCCAAAGGCCGTTGACCGGCTTGATGTCGTGCGTCTCGCCGCGCGTGCCATCGGCGGCCTTGCGCTGGCTGGTGACGGTGTAGGTGCCGTCGCCGTTGTTGGTGACGCGGATGCGGTTGGCGGCGGCCTGCGCCTTCAGACGCCGAATGCGCTGCTCGTCGGTCTCGATGATCTTGTCGGACGCGGGCAGGAGGACGGTCTTCATGGCGGCTTGGTCGGCGACTGTAGTCTTGATGGTGCGGATGCGGTATGGCATGACGGTTTCCCCTTCAACAATGTAACACTGTTACCTGTTAGATATTATAGCGTAACAGTGTTACATTGTCAAGGGGGTAACGGCATGAAGTTACGAGGTTGGTTTTCCTTCTGGGTCAACCCAAGCAGGGCGACGCTTGCTCCACCATTGAAACAGCTCGTCTTCATAGAAGGCGACAACGCCGGGGTATTCCTCGGGGCGGAACACAGTTAGCCCCGCTTTCTCGATCTCGCCGCCTGGCTTGGCCAGCCGCGAGAGCTGTGCGGCGCTGATCCCGAGGCGAGCAGCAGCCCGCCGCAGTCGAATCTTCTTACGCGACTCGGTCGTCATACGGCCTCCCTTGCGGGGGACGGCCAGTGTCACACTGTATAGCATGCTAACGCTCCTTAGGTAACAGTGTAACACAGGCGGCCCACTGTGTCAATAGGGGGTGTCATGGCTGACGCAAAGCTCGCGCACCGCTCGCGCCGCCATGTTTCGAGCACGTACCCGTGATTCCGCCGCTCTTCGAGTACGTGCCGTCTGAGCACTGGACGACATAGCCCCTACCGTTCCAGAAGCTGTCGATGCAGTTGTAGTAGGAGCAGAAGTTAGTCGGCGGGTTGTAGATGAACGAGCCGCTTGTGAAGTTGTAGCCCCACGGATTTGGCGGACTGCCATCGGCAGGGCGCTGGACTTGCGGTTGTGCGGGCGGCGCTTGTGGCGGCTGCTGGGCTGGCGCCGGTGGTGGTGCAGTCGGCTTGGGCGCCGGCGCGGTCGTCGCTGTGGGCGGCGGCTCGGCGAGCGGGATGTCGGTCGGCGCGTCGGTTGGCTCTGGGGTGTCGGTGGGCGGCGCCGGGGTGGCCGTGGCCGTGGCCGTGGGCGGAACGCGCGTTGCCGTTCTCGTAACCGTCGCCGTGGGCGTTCTGGTCGGCGCCGGCGTGTTGGACGGCTGAGGCGTGACGGACGGCTGAGGCGTGACGGACCGCGCTGTGGTGGCTGTTGCGGGAGGAGCGGTGGCTGTGGGTGGCACGGTCGCGGGCGCAACCGTGGGAGCCGCGGCAGGCGCGGCCGAGCTACACGAGGCGAGGAGAAGGAGCAACGCGAGAAAGCAGAGCGCGCGAATGCGCCCCACGAGAGGCTTGAGCATAGAGTCCCCCTGCGGCCTGGTGATTGGGCCGCTGGGGCGGATGATAGCACGCCAGGGTCAGCGTGTCTAGCCGGTGTAAGATTGGGGTCACGCGGAAAGGGGTTGTTCGGGCGCGTCCGGGGCCGGCCATGTCTCACCGCGTTTACGCGCAGACATTTGTAAGCCCCGCCACCATTTCGGGGGGGGCTTGATCTCGCCGGAGCGTATGCGGTTCAGGTAGGTGTCCAGGCTGGCCCGCTCGATCAGGACCACGCGCGGTGTCGGCCGCAGGACTTTGACACCAGCGGCCTCCAGGGCTTTCGTGATGCGGTGCGCTCGCTCGTTGGTGATGCGCGTGCCCAGGTACTTGCCAAGCTGAGATTGTTGGATGTAGGTCGTTTCCATGCTCGCTCCTTAACAACCGAATTCTCATGCAAAATCCGGTCTAGTGACAGGATACTGTCAGAATACCGGAGTGTCAAGAGAAACCTAACATTGCGTGAATAATGCTTAATGTGTAGGACACCTGTTCTGATTCGGCACATTCCGGACTGTCCAACGATTTCTACTAGAGGTAAGATGCTCCCCAATCTAACATTGCATTGGAGGCATTGGGAGCATGATGAAACGACCATCCAGGCGAACACTGCGTATGCTGTATGAGGTAGAAGGGAGGAGCCTGCGCGAGATTGGGGTAATGGTGGAGAGATCGGCGTCTACGGTGAAGCGGTGGCTTGACGAGGACGGCACGCCGACCAGAGGCCCGGGCCGGTACTCGACCTATCCGGGGGAAGAAGTCCACGAGCTGAAGGACCAGGGCTGGGGTGTGACGAGGATAGCCGACAAGTACCAATGTGCGGATGTGACGGTCCGCAGGTGGCTCAGGAAGCCACGGAGCAGCGCGTAAACGACCGCCCGCTAAAGCAAGCGGCTTTGTCCCTAATCCGTAAGGAGTGAGACGTTTGGCTGGTTTACAGCAGCCCGGCCACGAATAGAGATATTCGTCGCCGCGATAGCGTCAGCCAGGCCAGCGAACCCGCAACTGACGCAGGAGAAAGAGCTTTGAGAGGGACGGTTACGCTTATCAATACACCCACACCGGGGACACGTTCGGGACGTGTTGCGCGGGTCTACCAGGACCAGCGGCACACCTCGGAGCGCGGCCTTGTAGGTGATAAATTGGCGCAACTGGAAGAAGGACCAACTGTGCAACGTCGCCCGCTGAGACTTCCGAACCGTTACCCGGTCACGAATACCACCCAGGTCTTCCAGGGCGATAGCGCGTCCGGTGTCTTGAGCCTTGACGACGATGCGCTTACTCAGAGCATGATTGACGGCGGTCGCAAAGCGGCGTTCTCTTCCGCTGAGTTTCTTGAGCCGACGCTTGGCCGACTTCGTACCCTTCTTCTGCAACTTCTGACGCAGCCGGCGGTGGCGGTAGCGGACATTGTTGACGTGACTGGCGCTGTGAACCTCTCCGTCACTATCCACCGCGATATTGACAATACCCAGGTCCACGCCAAGCACGCCCTCAACCTCTTGCGGCGTCGGGTCTTCCACGTCGCAGACGGCCAGCAAGTAGAACGCGCCGTTGACCAGCACAAGGTCACTCTCGCCGCGCTGCGTTCGGAGCAATTCCCGCTGACGTGGGCCGCACACGAACGGGATACGCAGCCTGCCATCCACGCTCCAAATGCTGACCTCGGACTTATCCACGTACCAACGCAAAATCCGCACGTCATAGGCGATACCGCCCGTCATGCGGAAAGTGCGCTGCGTCTTGCGGTCCAGCTTGTAGGCGTCGGCAACTTTGGCGATACACCGGACCACGACCTGAGAGGACAGAGACGGGAACGCTTCGCGGGCCGCGTGATAGGCGAGCTTGTGCAAGGCGAACTGGCCGAACGTCTTGGCTTCCCACGCCTGCTCACTCAGCCAGTTACACGCCGCGTTCGCCGTTTCAAGCGTTCGCTTCAGAGCGTCCGCCTGGCGTTCGTCGGGTTGGAGCTTGACCTGTGCTATCAGCTTCATAGCTCAAGTATAGCACACACGTTCTATAGTGTCAAGTATAGAACGTTTATCACAGAAGGGGGGAAGCGCCTGAATTCCATGAGCTACACGCTACCACCACCCAAAGAACCTACGGGGCCGGCCCAGGCGTATGTGCAAAGCCTGGGGACGGCCAAGTCTCAACGAAGCATGTCCAGCGCGCTCAACTCAATCGCGCAACTGGCCGGCGCGGAGAAGGTGCAGGCCGCGGGGAAGGGCAAAGGGCAATTTCGCAATGTGACTTGGGAGACGTTCCCATGGACGGATCTCAAGCCGGGTCACACCCGCTGGCTGATTGACTTGATGAATCAACGGGGCTACGCTCCGACGTCAAAGAACAAGATGCTCAACGCGCTGTCGGGTGTGTACCGGCAGCTTCACTACATGGGGTACTGGAGCGCGGCGGAGCTGGAGCAGGCGCAGAAGTTTGACTGGTTTCGGCTGCCAAACCGACCGCCGCCCCCTAACAAGCAGCCAATCACAACGCAGGAGTTCTCCCGAATGCTTGCTGCGGCTCGCGCCGACCATTCGGACACTCATCGGCTCAGGAACGATGCCATCCTGTGGCTGCTGTGGGCCTATGGCATGCGACGTGCTGAACTGGTGGCAATCCCGAATGGCCGGGGGCTGTCCGGCCTGACCCTGGACAAGTACAACCATCGGGAGCGGGTCATCGAAGTAACCCTCAAGCGCAACACGCGGTTCGTCCCTGTGGAGGGGAAAGCGTTGGCGGCGCTTGAGGCATGGCTGGATGTGCGGGGCAGACGATCAGGGGCAATCTTCGTACGCATTGACAAGAGCGGCGATGTGCTGTTAGACGAACCGATCTGTGACGACACGATCTACAACGTGGTCAAATGGCGGGCGCGCAAGGCAACGCCGCCCGTGTCCGATGTCAACCCTCACCGCTTCCGACACAGCGTTGTGACAACGCTGCATTCGTTGGGAGTGGAGGCGGGGCTGCTCGCTCGACTTGTGGGGCACAGTGGCATTAGCACTATCCTGACCTACATCAACCCCACGGAGCATGAGATTCGTCTCGCGGTTCGGAGAATGCCCATGCCGACGCATGGTGGCCGGGATAGTCCCGGCTCGGAGGACCCCGCCCATGCCGTCTCAAACTCTGGCCCTGGCGCGACTGATCGGGGAAGTAACGGGTGACCACCCGGAGGTTGTGTTGGAGCGTTACCCCAACCTCGGCTTGCTCTGGTTGGAGGTCTTGACGCTGGTGGATACCGGGCAGCTAGAACGGGAGAAGTGCAGCCAAACATGGGCTGCACTCTCCCATCCCGGCCACCGGCCAGGTCGGTTCAGTCGCCAGGCGGCGGCGTCATGACCTGGTAGCCGTAGCCTCGGTGCGGATGCGGTAGACGTGGGGATACCGCCTCTGGTCTGCTGTCTCTGGCCGGAGGGGAACGCCATCCTGCCAGCTCAGGCCGATGTTTTCCGCCGCCTCGACCCTGTGCATGATGTACTTCGCCCGTTTCACGCGCGCATCCGCTGCGGCGAGGGCGTCGCGCCTGGCCTGGTCAGCGCCGCCGGCGATCCACAACGACCGCTCGCTCTTTGTCTTGAAGCCGAACACGCGGTCCTGCCGGGTGGCCGTGCCGCGCAGCTGTCGGCCGTCGGAGTACTGGATGGCGAAGAACACGGCTCACTCCTTTTCCATATCCTCGCGGCAGCGCCGGCAGTAGTAGCCGTAGAGCCGTTCGTTCCACTGTAGCTCCCGTTTCCAACACCACAACCCACACTCGGCGCACAGGTCTATGCCGGCCTCATCCGCGAGGCGCGCCTCGATTTCCATTGTGTCTAGTTCTATGCCTTCCCGCTCAATGATCGTCTCTGGATCATCGGCGGTGCCTTCTAGGATAACGGCGAGCTGGTTGAGGGCGCTCATCTTACAACTATGCCTGCCAGGAGGACGCCGGTTATCCTGATGTCAACGTCTCGGCGTACGAGCGCCTGAACCGACTCCTTGAGCTGCTCGGATATTCCATAAACATGGGCGAAGTCAACCGTGGGCAATTCCAGGCGACAGCGAGATACCTGACGGTCGGCGATGCGCAGACCGTCAGGCGACTTCTCGCCAGTGGGGAAGGTGAACTCAAGGATGATTTCCCATTCGTACAGTTGCATAAACCTGCTCCTTTCTGGCGAGGTCTTCGCACTTCTTGCAGGGGGCGCCCGAACAGGTGCTCCCCTCGCGGTGCAGCCCGCCGGAGTAGTGGCTTGTACACCTGCCACAGAGGGTGTAACCCGAGCCATCGCGCCGGAGATGGACTTTGCCCCAAGGTAGCCCGGTCGTTGTGACTCGGAACTGGAACCTACGGTAGTGGACCGTCTCCATCACATCACCTCGCCCGCGTTACTATCGTTCGTACCCATGCCCCGCATATCGTTGCCCTGGTCGTCGGTCGGCACGTCGCCGGTGTACCGTTCGCACGCGCTGACCAGGTTGAACTCGGCGTCGTCGGTCTGTTCCTCACTGTACGCTCGATACCAGTCCAGGGCGCTTTCGACGATGTCCCTGGTCAATAAATCGAGACTGCTCAAGTCCATCGGCTTCATGACTGCTGCTCCTTTCGCTTCTCTAGCCACTTATCCCGGCGATCCCTGGCATTTTGAAGCGTGGTAGAGACGCACGAGAACAGGTCGCCGTTCTCGGTGCGGTAGTCGTACTGTAGCCGCAGCTTGCCGGGCCACGCCCAGTACCACTCGTAGCGTTCTGCCCCAGGGGGGCACGTGCTGCACCCCCCTTCGTTCATCCTGGTGGTCACTCCTCCTCCTCAAGGCTGACGCCTATGGTCTTGAGGATCGCCGGCGTCTGCGGCCCTTGCGGGGACGTGTCTCGCTCCTTCGCGGGATAGGGTGTCATGAATCCCCAGTGGTTATGCGGACACGGGTCATCGCCGCGCCACTCTTGGAGCACTAGCATGCCGGCGCGGCTCAGATCGTGGGACTCAGCAGCGGCGTCAACGAGTACCCAGCGTCGGGGCAGCTCGGGGCGCGTGTTGTCCACGTGCTCCGCCGGGTAGAGTTCTTTCGCCTTGGCAAAGGCGCGGTCCAGGTAGTCCATCGTTCGGGCCTCCAGCGTATTGCATGTTGGGTAGCAGTGCAGCTGCGCGTCGAGCATGGGCGCTCGCCGCCAGCGGCCGCAGATGGTACAGCGGTCAATGCCGACGACTCTCAGTAGGCCGCGAACCCTGGCTGGTTCCAGGGGTGAGCCGATGGCAGCCAGAGCGTCATCCAGGGTCGTCGTCGTGCCGACCAGGTCGTAGCCGAGCTGCTCGATGTTAATCACCTTGATTCGGGTTGCCATGAGCGGCTTTGAGTTGTTCATACCGGGCGGGCCTCCTTAGTTGTCACCGCCGGTCAGCCACGCTATGGCGAAACCGACGACGACGACGATCACGATGATCTCGATCATGTCTCCTTGCTCCTTTTCGACGCGGGCCAGCGCGCCGGGTAAGCGGTTGGGTCAGTCTTTAGTTGAAGGTTCCTCCTAGAACTCTGATGCGCTGCCGCACTTTGGGCAGACGGCGAAGGCACGATAGGAGCCGGGACACACGAAGGGATGATACTCCATCCCCAGATGTCCGCAGTCCGGGCAATGGGCCTGGGCGCACACCTCGGCGTCAACCTCTGGCCCCATGAACGGACCGGGTGGCGGCGACCCAGGCTCGTACCCCTGGAGGTCGCCGCTGTCCATGATGTCCTGTAGCGTCGTTGTCATGATTTGCTTCCTTTCTGGTCGTGGACATAGGGCTTTAGCTCGGGATGCTTCCGGAGGCAATCGGAGCCAATCGGGTACATACCCAGGTCGCCGCCTGGGTCGTCTCTGTCTAGGGCCTGGGCTTCCTGTTCGGTAACGGCGTAGCCTCCGTCCCAATAATGGAGCATGAACCGGGGGTTCGGGCAGGGCCTTCCGCAGACAACACAGGGGGAGTCTGGGATGCCGTAGTAGCGATTCTTGTCGTAGTCAGGGGAATTGGGGACTTTCAGCATTATCGTGCTCCTAGTAGTCGTGATCGTCGGAAACGGGGCCGGTCTCATCCACCAGGTTGCGCTCGGCCCAGGCCTGAGCAGCCGCTTCTCGGTCGGCCAGCTCTCTGCACTCGCAGGGGAAGCAGCCGCAGGCGTCGCAGACCATGTGGAACGGGTCGCAGGCCCGATCCACCCAGCTGCCCATCTGCATCAGCAGCTCGTAGAGGCCATCCTGACCCGCCTCGGCGGCCTGGTCCGGCGTGAGGCCGTGGCTGTGCAGCCAGCAGGCCTCGTCGGGTGTCCACCAGACCTCATCCGCGGTGAGACGGATGCGCCAGGCAAAGGCGATGGTCGGGTCGGTGAACCCGGCCGCTTTCCATGCCTGCGCGAGAGGGAGATAGCGGAAGCCAGCGTGATACCAATCGAGCACGCCGGCGTCTGCGAACAGATCGCGGTTGCTGTGCTTGCCTCGAACCTTGTCCTGGATACTTGTGCGGGGCATAGCGGCCCTCCTAAAATCGTAAAATATCTAACACTGTTAGAAATATTGTATCATACAATGCTCTGTTTGTAAACCCCTTTTGGCGGTGAATATTGGGCGAGTTTCAGAATTCGTCTTCGGCAGCCCGACGCCGTGTTCGTTCCGGCTCCGGAACCTCAAAAAACCGTACAGGTGTTAGGTTTTTGTTGACAAAACCGGCCTGTGGGTGGTATGATAGAGCTAGTCTAGTGGGATTGGTGTGGAGCAACGACATGAACAGCCATCAGCTGGGCCTGCGTATCGCGGCCTGGCTCGCCAATGACAAGGGCGTGGGTAACGCCCTTGTCCGTTTCACGGAACGGCCGGTGAGCGCGTGGATATTCGCGCTGCACCCGGCGGGCGCGGCGAGGGCCGGTCACCTGGTCGGGAATGTCGCCGCGCTCCGCGAGCTGGCGATGGTGGCCGGCCTGGAGGAGGCGCGGATCGTGCGCCAGCAGGCGCGAAACGGCACGCCGCTGCTGGCCGTCGTCGCGCCGTCGCCGGTCGCGGGTCATCTTCCCGGCGCGCAGCTGCATGGGCAGGGGCTGGCCGTCCCGCTGGGGATACGGCTGGATCGGGTGCCAGTCCATGCCACGGCTGAGAAGCTCATGTTCAGCATGGGCGCGTGGCTCGACTTCGCCGCGACGGACAATCCCCATCTCAGAATCATCGGCGGGTCGGGGTCGGGCAAGACCTCGATTGCGCTCCAGATCGTGCGCTGCCTGGCGCATCAGAACGCGCCGGCGGCCCTCGACATCGTTGTCGTCAGCGACAGGCGCAAGGACTGGCACAACCTGGACTCCCTGCCGCACGCCCTGGGCGGCCTGACGCTGCGGCCTGAGGCGCTGGCCGTCGCCGAGTGGGTCGCTGAGGAGGTTGTGCGGCGCGAGCAGACCGCGCAGGACGGCCGCTGGCTGTTCCTGGTGCTCGACGACAGCGCGGACACGGTGGCGGAGCATCCGACGATCAAGGACGCGCTCGCCGTCATCGCTCGGCGCGGCCGCGCGGTGCGGGTAGCGCTCCTGCCGAACACGCAGGGACCGGGCAAGGATGAGATTGGTGGGGCGCAGGTGCACAACTCGGTTCTAAACAACATCACGCTGCGTGTGGCCGACGGCGACGCGGCGAGGCGCGCGACGGGCGTCAGCGGGTCGGGCGCAGGCCAGACGACGCGGCGCGGCCTGGGAACGTTGACGGTGGGTGGTGTGGCCGCGCCAGTGCTGTTTGCGCGTGGCTTGCCGGATGACCTGTTGATGGTCGTCGGCGGGACGCCGAAGCCAGCGCCGTGGAAGCGAATCCAGGTGCAGGGCGCGACGCTGGCGATGCCACCATTCGAGACACGGAAGGCGGGAAGCACGGAAGGGCGGAAGGACGAAACACGAGCACCGTCCGCGGAGCCTATTATCTCGCCTGTCGTGGAAGACCGGAAGGACGGAAGACTGGAAGGGCTGACGGAGCAGGAGCGAGAGGTTGCACGGATGCTCAAAGAGGGCGAGCGCGTGTCGAAGATCGTGCGTGAGGTCTACGGCGTAGACGGCGGCCGCGAGTACCAGCGCCGGCAAGACGAAGTCACGGCACTCATCGCACGGCTGGTGCCGTGACACACAAGCCGACTCAGCAGGCAAGGGGGCGATAACGACTATGCGCGAAAACCATACCAATCCAGGGCAGCAGGCCTACGAAGACTACTGGGCTAAGCAGATGGCCGATTCTGAGTTTCGAGCTATCTACGAAGAGGAAGCCGCCAAGAAAGAGCAGGAATTGGCGGCGGTGACGCGAAAGACAGGGGCGACCGAAGAGGAGACGCAGTAACGCGCATGGCCGGGGCGCCTTTCGGCGGAACACCCTGGTTCGCCTTGCGGGTTCCCAGGTCACGGCCCTGCGCGAAAGATCGGGGGGTCCCTTTTCGTCCCAGGGAGCTGCTGCTAGGCAGACACTCGCCGACTGGTTACGGCGAGGCGACATCTAGCCACCCGACTGAGAAAGTATAGCATCATAGGAGAGAACATGCCAGTGCCTACAGTCACCTATCAGTCCATTACCATTAGCCAACTCGTCCAGGGCGAGTTTCAGGACTGGCCGAAAGTGCAGCGCGATTTCGTTTGGCTACGCCGTCGCTCGCTGATGGAAAGCCTGATTGACACCATGTTGCGTGGTCTGGCTATTCCCGCGGTAACAGTGCTACCGGGGGAGCGCGGCGTGTTCGGTGGGCAGCGCATATGGATCGTTGACGGACAGCAGCGCATCCGCACCATCCTGGCCTATTACCGCGATGAGTTTCCAACCGCTAAAACGTTTAGGGGAGAACCGGGCGTGCGGCCGATGTTTCCTGGACTTCGCTTTAGTGAGCTTTCCCCAAGCGTTCAACAGGAATGGCTCGCCTATCCATTGCAATCGTGCATCTTGCACAGCGTTGCTGAGACCGATATGGCACTTCAATATCGCCGGCTTCAGTATCAAATTCCCCTGACGTTTGCCGAACGACTGTATTCTTACAGCAGCAAAGCGCGTGACCTTGCGGCCCGCCTCAATGCCTTTGTGCAGAGCGGAGTCTACGCCGGCGACATAAGCCGCAAGCAACCATTTCAATTTGGGATAACCATGCTTCTCCTCGAAACACGAGGGGGGTTCTCCAACTGTACTACGCCGCGCCTCGTTGACGCAGCGCACGGCACCCAAGATGAAGTATTGTCGGATGCAATTATCCCGCGAGTTGAAGAACGTATCCAGGCAATTGAACACCTCTTTGATGGCTTGGGCTTTCAGTCAGGAATAGAGATTGTGCCGCTTTATCAGACGATGTGGTTGCTGGCTGAAGCCGGATGCGCGTGGTCCGAGTCTAAAAAGGGCTGCCTGGTTCCTTGGTACGTAGGTATTCGACAGGAGGATAGTCGGCGTAACCTTGACCATCGTGAGGAGCGCCTGCTATGGAAGATGAATCGTGTAGGTTGGCAACAAGAGTTCTGGCGGCAGAATTACCAATCCCTTATGTCCGCGGAGGGTCTTGTATTCAAAGATAGACGAAGAGCGTTCAATGAGGCAGAGAAAACCTCTGCCTGGATGCGCCAACATGGGATCTGCCCGGTTTGTGACAAACCTATTCCTCTGCGCGATGGGGTAGGGCATCATGATAAGGGTTACGCCTCCGGCGGTGAAACGAATGTGAATAACTGCGTTGTGGTTCATAAAGAGTGTCACCGACGACTTGGTTCTTCGCCTCGTTCAATATTGTTACCAGACTTGTGATTGGATACCACGGAACTGCACATCTCAGGAGGCGCAGATGTTTCTTAAGTTGACTGCTCTCGGCGTGAGCGCTGGCGCGGGTATTGGCGGGGCCTATCTCCTGATTTCGCCGTTGGATTCGGAAGCGCGGGCTATACTCGCCGCGTTTCTGGTGCTGGCCATCTTCTTCACCGCTGTCTTGCTGTTGATCGTCTATCTGGTCATCAAGCTGAACAACAACCAGAATGCGAGCAAGCCGGCTGATACGGTGCCGATGCTCGCGCCGGCGCACCAGCCGCCGCCGGTGGTGATCGTCACCGGCGGCGGGCAGCTGGCTGCGCCGCTTCAGCCGCGGCAGGTCGGCGAGCCGATTCCTGGCTGGACGGATGCGACCCAGGGGGCGGCGATGAACGTGGACGCGCTATGGAGCGAGGTGGACTGATGACGCCGACGCGCGCCGACATTATCCTCGTCTTCCTGTGGCTCGGTCTGGTGTGTGGTGCGCTGATGCTCACGGTCGCAGTCGTCCTGTTCAGCATCGTAGCGCGAGGGGTTATGGATGCTTATCGCCGTGCCAAGCTCGATGGCCGCGAGCGTGAGGCGCTCGAGCACGTCGAGGCGAGCATCGGCCGTTGCGTCCTGGCCGTGCCGGTGCTCGGGCCGTGGATGCGGCGGCGGCATGCACGATGACGCCCATATTGATCGTGTTCGGCGTCGTTCTAGTGGTGCTTGTGGCGTTCATGGCTCTGGGAGTGTACGAGTTGATTAGCTTGCTGGTGTGGAGGTTCAGGCGATGACGAACCAGGGGCCGCGCGTGGTATACGTGCCGCGCAGCCAGGCGCCGCACTATCGTGCGGCGGGCTATGTGGACCTGTCGGGGGCATTTCCTGGAGCCGGCATGGACGCGACAGGTGTACAGCAGCCGATGCCGGCCCCGGCCGCGCCTCAACAATCTACATCAGCGGGCTGCCTCCGCTGGCTGATCATCGCTCTGTGCTGTCTCCTGCTCGTCATCCTGGCCGCCGGATCGGTGATTGTGTGGCGCGCCCGTCAGCCGCGAGCGGAGACGGCGCAGCTCGTGATGCCCCAGGGTGAGATCAAGACGCCGCCGCAGTTCGTCGCCTCGCCTGTGCCGACGCCCCGTCCAACGCCGCGTCCGACGAATACGCCGGTCCCGTCTGCGCCCATCGCGTCGGCCGGCCCTGGTGTGTATCAGTGCCGCATGTGCGAAGCGGAGCATGGGTGCAACGGGTTTCGCACGGACGCCCCGCTGTCCTTCGGCGGAGGCGCGACGCAGACACTTGGCTGGGTCAGCTTCGCTGGTAGTGGCAGCGCTGTCGAAATCACGACGAGCGGGCCGTTTGGTGTTGAGGCAGTCTATCGCGGCTGCCGAAAGATAGGCAACTAGGATGCAACCGGAGGAGGAGCATGAAGCGCCAGAGGAAGCCTCGCCGCCGGAAGGGCGGGTTGATTGGAGCAGGGAAGCGGGTGGAGCTGCCAGGGGCGAACAGGATACCGCCTGGGATGTGCCGGCAGCCCAATAAACGCCTCGTCATCACCATCCGGCTAGACCCATTCGGCCTACAGCGGTTCAAGGCTGCTATGGAGCAGGTAGCAGCAGCCATGAGCATCCTGGCTAAGTCCGCCGTCGAGAACGCCGCCAAAGCGGTGGAGGACCTGCGGCCCTTGATGGAGGCGCAATCCTACTGGCAGGTAGGGGATAGAACAGTCATCGAGGAAGGCCCTTCGGAAGTCCGGTTTGAGCCGTACAAGATTCCGAAGCTGGAGCAGAATGAAAATGACAAGGCCATCCAGGCCGCTATTCAGGCCGAGGTCGAGCGGCGCATCATCGAGGGGACGGCGAGGCCCGCGCCGCCATCCCTGCCTGAGCCGGATGAGGAAAAGTAGATGCCGATCAGTGGGGTTGTCGTAGAGGTGTACGTGATCACCTACGAGCCGGGCAACTGGCACCTCTGCAAGCTCAGGCTCATGCCCGACGAGGGCGACATGTTCCATTACACGTCGTACTTCTACGGCCGGCCACAGGTCGGGCAGCGGTTCACGATGATGGGGCCAGCGCCAGAGGGGAGCAACGTGATCCAGGGGACAGCGCGGCCGATGCCGCGACAGCTCGGGGGGGGCGAGGATGGCAACGATCCATGTGCTGACAGGGCGGTTGAAGGAGGCCCGGGGACAGGAGTATCAGGCGATCCTACGCCAGATTCTGCGTGATGTCGGCGGGGAGATTGCCGAGGACGCGCGTCAGATGAAGGACGAGACAGGCAGCATCACCCTGCTGAATTGCGGCGTGCTGGCGGTGTCGTATGACCTGAATCTCAAGGCAGTGATGGAGTGGCTAGAGGAAAGCCGCGTGCTCCCGACCGGCACGTATGAGCTTTGCCAGAGCCGAGGGATGAAGGCGCGCGAGGTGTTGGCGGCAGCGAGGCAGAAGATAGGGAGCGAAGGATGAGAGAGAGCAAGACATCGTTCCGGGGACGCAGCGCGGCCGCGTCTGAGACAGTGCTGGGTGTCCTGAGCGATTGGACACCATACGTTGTCGCGGCTGCGCCGGCGCTGGTCATCGGACACGCGCTGTACAAGCACGATCAGCCTGTTTACATCTACATCGCCGCGGCCCTGGCGGTTGAGCTCGCGGGTGTCTTGGCAGGACACACGCTGTCTGAAGCCAGGGCGCATAACGCGGTTCACCCGCCCGAGCAGCATCGTCGTCTGAACCCTGTCGGATGGGCGCTGGTCGCCTATGTCGTGGCGTCTGTGATGCTGTCTGTCGTGCTGGACATCGTCCCGCAGGTTGTCACGGTCTGGCCGGTGCTCATGCCGCCGCTGGCCGCGATCGTGTACTACCTGTACGGCGAGCGTTTGGTTATCCGCCATGCGTCTATGAGCGAGACTCAGACGTCCGGCAGGGAAGACACCGCCGACGACACGTCAGACACGTCCGACGCCAACCAAGACGATACCCCAGACAGCCCAGACAACAACGCGCCCGGCGCGTCTCGGCCTCCGCTGGACCTGCTGGCGTACTTGAAGGCCAACCCCCGCGTCTCTATTAGAAAAGCAGCCGAAGAGTTGAGGATGTCCAAGGGCGCGGTTGAGAAAAACCTCAATGACTTGAAGCGCGACGGCCTTGTCTCTTGGGACAAGACGGTCGGTTGGACTGTGTCCGAAATCGGAGAGGCGGCATGATGGCTGGCAGACGCAGGTTGTCTGATGCGGTGGCGCCGATTGTCCGCCGCATCTCCGTCTTGAAGGCGACGGACGATTACCGTTGGTGGCTCACTCTGGCTGCGTTGTTCATCGTGTTCATTGGGTTGCGCGAAGGCTATGCCAGAGACAACCCGTTCGTGTCGTGGATCCTCGCCGTGTGCTTCACGGCTCTCCCCATCCTCGCCACGATGGCCGCTGTCCAGATGCTACGTGACCGGGTCCAACGCCAGGACAGAGCGGAGACAGACAAGGCGCTGAACGCGCTGCGCCAGGACATGGAGCAGGCTCTTGCGTCTGTCCGTACCGATCTGGAACGTGATGCGGCTCAGTGGCGCGACATGGCTCAAGACCTCGCCAAGACACCGGGCGAACGCATCCAACGTGGACACATTACGCCCGCCGAGCGGTGGGCCGTCAAGGTGCGTTGCGAGTTCCAGTGCCAGTATTGCGGTGGCGAGGGCGACGAGCACACCGGCCCCGATGGGCGGCCCTGGCACATTGATCACATTATCCCTGTCACGCGCGGCGGCCCAAGTGTCCGCGAGAACCTAACTCTTGCTTGTCACACGTGCAATCTCCGTAAAGGTGATCGGCCGGTGTATCTGTTCGCCAGCCGGCCAGCCAGGCGCGCAAGGCGCGGTCGCCGATGAGCAAGTCTATTCCGATGAAGATGTCCACGACAGTAACGGGCATTAGGGTTCAGCGGCGACGGACAGCGGGCTGGAAGATGCCAGCGAACACGGTCTATGTAGGTCGGCCTACGACGTGGGGCAATCCGTTCCCGGACGTGCGGAGCTTCGAGGACATGTGCCGAGGGATGTATCGGCTACACCCGCTGGCCTTCCTGGAGTGGCTCTTGCCGCTCAAGGAGCGGAACCTGGCGTGCTGGTGTGCAACTGACGCGCCCTGTCACGCCGATGTGTTGCTGTTCCTCGTGGACGCCACTGTCGCGCAGCTGACGCGATGGGCGGCGGGCGAAAGCTATGCTACAATAAGCATGGGCGATTAGGAGGCCGGATGGCGACTCGCGTGCAAGGGACAGTGGTGCTGGTGCGGGCCTACGGTGGAGAGCCTTTTGTGATGCGGGTGTGGGAGGCCAGGCCAGAAGCTGTCTTGGTGTGTAGCGAAGCAAACTATCGGACGCTCAGTCAGGGACTCGAAGGGCTGCGGCCAGTCGGAGTTCCTCGTCAAGATGTGTTCAACTATGACGCCGACTTGGCCCGTGACTTGGCCGATAACTGGCAGACCAATCCGGCGTTGTGGCAGAGCTTGGCGATTTGGAAAGGGGACTTGGACGTGATGTAGTTGTTAGGAAACGAGGGGCAGGCCACTCCGTTCGACTCGGAGCCGCACACTGCACATCCAACCAATCCAAAACCACAGGGAGATCTCAATGCGCTACATACTGACGCTCATCTTCATAAGCGCGATCGCAGTGCTGGCGGCGTGCAGCGGCAGCCAGGCGGCGAAGCCGGTGACTGGCCCGGACGTCGTCGCCGCGTTCAAGGCGGCCGGGCTGGAAGCGGAGAATGTTGGCACGCTGGAGGCGAAGGATTATGGCGCGGCGCCCTTCGTGTGCCAGGGCACGCGCTTCAACATTCCCTCGGCGGGTAAGTTCGCAGGCCGCGACCTAGGCGGGCATATCTTCGTCTGCCCGAACCAGGACGACCTGAAGAAGCTTCAGGACTTCTACGTCAAGGCGGGGCAAGCGACGGCGCTCCTTGCCAGCCACTTGTACGTCAAAGGGAACGTCCTCGTGCAGCTTGACGGCCAACTCGACAGGGCGCTGGCGGATAAGTACGGGGCGGCGGCGCCGTGAGCTTGATGCTTTGGGCCGGCGCTGTCTTCCTCGGCTCGCTAGGCTGTATGGCCGTCCTGGTGATTCTGTTCACCATCTTCGGCGTAGCATATGGCCTGACGCACCCGTCGAGTTGGGCGCGCTTGCCAGTATCAAGGCGCAGGGGGCGATTGTGAAGATCACCGCGCGCCTGGTTGAGGTCGTGGAGATGCGAGAGCCGGAGCGGTCGCCGAACCCGCGACAGCCGATCTACGGGGCGACGAAAACGCGCCTTGTGTTCGAGGTGGATGGGCGGCTGGCCTTCAACGACATGGATAGGCTCATTCAGCTTGGTAACGGGGGCCGACCCGTTACGATTGAGGTAGGTAGTTAGCCAGACGACGGGGGCGGCTGTGACAGGTATTCCTAGCTGTGTAAACCCACTGGGCCACATCCCCGTTGATTTCCTCGACGAGGTGAATACGCGCGCCTGGACGAACACCGCGCGTGAGTGGATGACGTGGTACACCTCGTTGCCGCTGGCGCAACATGGGTGGGCCAAGGAGATCTGCGAGTACATGGCCGAGATCGAGGCCGAGGACGAGCGGCGTAACGGCCGCATATGTATCAGACAGTACATGGATATCTGCGACGCGATGGGCTGGCGCAGGGACCTAATATGATGTTCAAGGGACGTATCATCAGCGTCAAGCCGATAGGCAAGGCAAGTGATGCCGGCGCGTTTTGCCTCGTGTGGGCTATCGAAACAGATGGTGTCTGCTGGGTCCACTGCGGCATGTTCACGGCCCTACCCAAGGTCGGTGATACGCTAGAAGGCGAGTACCCGCTGGTGCGGGCGGAGGGTCCTGTGTCGCTGCATGTGACCGTTGATGATTTCCTGGGTGAGGAGACAGATCGGCGTATCGAGGAGCTACTGCGGTCGCGCCTTCAGATGGCATTGGCGGAGGAATTGGTGCGCATCGTGAAGGAGGAAGACGACGCCATTGTGGTCGGGTCGCCGTATAAGAGAACAGGCATCCTCAGATAGTTGCGTGGCAGGCGGGCGGTGGGTTCAACTCCCACGAGAAGATACGGTAGCCGGGGGCAGCTCCCGGAAGGCGAGTGGGCGTGGGTGCGCCAGCCGTTAGAGGTAGCCGGACTCTTCTCACCACCCGCCTGCCACGTATGAATGGATACACCGAAGAGCGCAGTCTACTCGTGAGACTGCGCTCGTTCGTATTTGGGGAGCCGGCGGCTAGCGAAGCGCGCGGCGGTAGTGTGCAGCTTGGGCATCGGCTTCAGTCGCAAAGCACTCTTCTGGGTTCGTGCGATTGTATGCCTGCTGGCCGGGCATGTGGTAGATCCATTCGCCGGAGCTGCTGCGATTTCCCTTGATTGGGGCATTGGGTGGGCAGGCCGATCCGTTCGGCGGGAAGCTGCCGCCTCCGCCCGATGGCGCGGGCGGTTGCTGTGCCGCTGGCGGAGGCGTCGGCGCGGGCGCCTGGCGCTGCACGGGGACCGCCGTAGGCTGCGCTTGGGGCGCGGTCGTCGCGGGCGGTGGAGGTTCCTCGGCGGGCGCTTCCGTGGGCGGCGGTTCGGTGGCCGTGGCTCTCGGCGGCGCCGTGGTTGCGCTAGGGCGCGCTGTCGCTGTTGCTTTCGGCGTGTCGGTTGCACGTGGGGTACTGGTTGGCCCTGTGGTCGAGGATGGCGCTGGTGTGGCCGTGTCCGGAACCGGGATCGGGGTCGAGGAGGGCGCGACGAGGACGGTCGGGACGGCGGTCGTGCGCGCCGACTCGACGGTCGTTTGCCTGGGCGTGATGGCTCCGAAGCCCGCGCAGACCATGCACAGGAGGAGCACGCTGCCGCAGCCAACGACGATCTTGCCATTGCGGCCGCTCTGCCAGAGGGCTGCGATGCGGGCGAAGATGGAACGAATGACGGCCATTGTCTTTCGCTTTCTGAGAAGGACTTGCCTGCTCTGGCGCAAGGCGGTGAGACTTTTTGAGGTTGCGTCGTTGGCTCAGCACCGGCCATGAGCAATCAACGACGCAACCCCCAAACCTCGCATTCGCCAGGCAGGCGGGGGGAATGAATAATAGCCGGACTGCACGGAGGCAGTCCCTGGCGCGCGTCTCACTGCCTATTACAACGTGACAACGGTTGAGAAGTTACGCCTGCCACGACGAAAACGCCCCGGTGATGAGCCGACGAGTTTTCAACGAGTTTTGCGCGACTTTCGCGGCTTGGTTCGCCCATCCTCGCGGGCGACATACTGGCGCATGGCGGCGCGTGTCGTCGCCCAGGAGTTGCCGAACTTCCTGCCGAAGAGCCTGCCTTCGTTGATAGCCTTGCGTAGCGTGGCCGGATCACGGTTGAACTCTGCGCCGGCCTCCTTGAGGCTGATGAGAGCATCGTCCGAGGATTTGCTTGCTGTCATGGTGGCCCCTGCGCCCTCCATTCTTTGACCGCCTCGAAGTAGGATGGCGATACCGCGATGGTGTACACGTCATAATGCTCCAAGACGCGCCGGTTGACAAACGCGGTGTTGGGAGCTTTGGCCTTGGCCGCGTTGGGCCGTGGAGCGGGCATCCCGCACAGCTCTTCCATCGGCGCGACCTCTGGATGGTCGAGAAGAATGCGGTAACACCACAGAGCGATACGCTCATCCTCACTCAGCGTCGGTTTCAATCTCAGACCCGGGTGTGGCACTCGGAAGGTCTTCTGTAGCCTGGTCTGCTTCGCCATCGTTGGTATCCTCCACTGCTTCTTGCTCATGACTGCCTGGATTCGTTGATGACGTCCACGACGGCGTTGATGTAGTCCAGAAGCTGGTTAGCGTCGAAGTCCTGGATGGCCTCGACGTCGCAGAAGTAGCCCTCGCTGGCCCGGCGGTCGGTATCCTTGGTCGCGGTGAAGTGGGCATAGGCCAGAGCTTTGGCGGCGGTACGGAGGGCCTCGACGGTATCAGTGTTCACAGTGCTGCTCCTTGGCGGGCCAGGGCTTGACCCGGCCTTGTTGCGATACTGGCTAGAGTGCGGCGATCTGGAAGACCGTGCGGAGGTCGTCCTCGATGTCGGCAATCTGCACATTGAGGTTGTTCATCTCCTGCGAGAGACGCCGTTCGTGCACCAGCATGTTGCGGAATGGGGCGGAGTCGGGATGGTCGTCGCTGGCGGTCATCTCGGCCTGAAGCGCTGCGATGTTGGCCTGGAGGTCGTCGCGCACCTTCCGATAAGCGGTGATGGCTTTCATGTGGGCATCTTCGAAGCACTGGCGCTTTTCGTCTGCCGCTTTCTTGTGCCAGTCGGCCTGGTACCCCGCGATGATGACCTCGTCGCGGCCATACACCAGCGGGTTCGCCCTGGCCTCGTCGGCGAAGCGTTGCCAATGGTTGAAGCGGCGTGCCGCCTCAACGAAGTCGTAGCGGGCGTAGAACAGCGTGTGGTCAGCCTGACGGAGGGCCTCGATCCGGGCCTCAGTCTTGCGCCAGGCAGCTTCGGCAGCGTCGAACTCTGCGGTGAACTGGTGGGTGATCGTCGTCATGGTCGGTGCTCCTTGCGCCGGCTTACAAAAGCCGGAGGTTGTAATAGGCGGTTTCGGCGTTCTGGGCCTGCCACCATTCCTTATCGAGTTCGGAATGGGCATGGTAAAGGGCGATGAGACGCTCCTTGTCGAAGCCATCGGTGTTGGCGGCTTCAAGGAACTGCAACCAAACCGGGTGCTTTGCCTGGGCGATGCGGCCCTTGCGGGCCGTCAGGATCGCCAGGGCAGCCTTGTGGGCCTGAACCGCTTGCAGCTCGTAGTCCGTCGCATTGATGTGCGCCAGATTCCGTTGGGCCTCGGTGTAGTTCTCGGAATGGTCAATGGTGTCTTGGAACAGGGCCTTCCAGTGCCTGGCATAGACCGCCAGGGTTCGGAAGGCGTGGTCAAGACCCATGAACCGGTACTGCTCCTGCTCCTCTTCGTGCAGCGTCAAGAGATCGGCGGTGATGGCGGCGGCCAGAGCCGGAAATGGGGTAGCGGTGTTCGTTGACATGGGTGTGTCTCCTTGGGGCAGTGGAGGGGGAGGGGGCCAGCCCTCCCCCTGGTTAGTGGCTAGAGCTGAACGCGGCAGCCGATGAAATCCACGGTGCGCCAGAAGTGGCAAACCTGCCAGCGGCATTCCGCGGTTTCGGCGGCATACCCATCGGAGCAGTAGGCGGCTTTGGCGGTGTACAGCAGGACGTTGACCAGACCTTCGGCGTAATCGAAGTCCAGCATAGCGCTTGCGGCCAACATCACGTACAGGGCAGCTTCCTCATCGTTGGCGCCGGCTTCGACTTCGTCCTGCACCAGGTGCAGGACCCGGCGCAGCTGAGCCTGCATGTCGGCGCGGCGCGTGTCCGGGCCGTCGTTGTCTTTGGCGACCTGAAGGTCGTCGGCCTCGTCCTCGAACTCGTTGGTGTTCGTGTACCGGCGGTGGAAGTCCAGCGCCTCGGCCAGCTCCGTGTTGCTGTAGACCGAGGTGAAGTAGGGGGCGACGTGTTCGACCAGGTCGGTCATGAAGTTGCGGATCGTGGTGATGTCGCCGTCGAAGCCGTTTATGACGGCCTCTGTCTGAAGTTCGCGGTCAGTCCGGGCGGGCTGCATGTTCCACTCCTTTGCCTCTTGCGAGTTACCATAACCTATATATATAGTTTATCACGTTAGCGTGATAATGTCAACTAGACAAGGGGGCCAAAACGGGGTCAAATTCCGGCATAAAGGAAAATTCACTCCCCCGCCATGCCTGGGGAGCTACATATTGTGGTATACTACCCATATGTGCCACTACATGGAGGTTCTCATGGTGTCTGGCCGCACCGCGAGACTTCACCCTGTGCTCGACGACAAGGGGCGTGGCGTCAAGCATCGCGACGGTATCGAGACAATTCCCCTACCGCCCAGGGCGTACACACTGCTTCACCGGCTCGCCACTGAGGAGCCGGGTGTCGTCGTTCTATACCCGGAGCTGTTCACGCTGCTCTGGCCGGGTGAGGTGTACGACCCCGACGACTTCGACCGTTTCTACTGGCACACCTTCGCCATACGAACGGCGCTGCGCCTCGGCGAATGGTCGCCCAAGGTGCTGAGGGTGCGAAACAGCGTCGGTCTGTATCTCGACTTCTCCCCTGGCGTTCTCGCCGACCGGCCGGCCCGCCCCAAGCGTTTCCCAAGAAAAGCCAAAGGAAAACCCAAAAAAGCACTGCCGCGCCCATGAGATAATTAGGGCATGAAGACCCTTGCCCTACTCCTGGTGTGTCTCGCCTCCCTGGTGTGTGGAAGCGGCGTCCGTCTCTCAGCGGACGCCGCTTCTGGCGTTGCATCCAGCGGGACGAATGTCCGGCTCCGGTCGGGCGTGGCGGCCGCTCAGGCGTTTTCGACGACAGCCGCTTCGCCCATCTTTGGCCCCTGGTACCACGTCGCAGACGTCACCCAGGCCGAGGCCGAAGCGTCCTACGCGGCCTACGCCGATGTGGTCGAGCCCAACTACGTCCTGACCGCCGAAGGCGATCCGCTGGCCTCGCAGCAGTACCAGCTCACCATGACTCATGCTGTGGACGCCTGGCCGCGTGTCACCGGAACCGGCGTGACGATCGCGGTCATAGACACCGGCGTTGACTGCCGCCAACAAGACCTGGCTGCGCACTGCAAGGCCGGGACGGACTACACTGGGGCGGGTTCATCCGACGACAACAACGGCCACGGCACCCATGTCGCCGGCATCGCTGCGGCGGTCGGCAACAACGGGGTAGGCGGCTCGGGCATAGCGCCCGATGCCTTTATCCTGCCTGTGAAGGTGCTAGGCGCTGACGGCTCAGGCACACTCGACCATATTGCGGCGGGGATGGTTTGGGCAGCGCAGCACGGCGCCAGGGTAGAGAACCTCAGCCTTGGTTGTGACAACTGCCCAAGCCAGCTCATGCAGGATGCGGTGGCGCAGGCGCATGCCCTGGGCACGGCGGTGATCGTCGCGGCGGGCAACTCCAACACGAATAGCCTGTCCACACCGGCGCGCTACGCGGTCGGCGTCGCGGCCCTGGACGCCAACAGCAACCGGGCGTCCTTCTCGAACTGGGGCGACAATGCCAAGGTCGCTGCTCCCGGCGTGAGCATTCTGAGCACGTGCCGCGGCGGGACAGAGGACCGATATTGCACGATGAGCGGCACAAGCATGGCTTCCCCCGTTGCGGCAGGCGCGACTGCCCTGCTCGCCCACGCTTGCCCCGCATGCGCCGCCTCACAGCTCGAGCTCGCCCTGGTCGGTGGGGCCGATGCCATCACGACAGATCGGCCGGTCGGCGGGCGGCTGAACGTTCTTGGCTCCCTGACCTTCCTGCCTGGCGCCGGACCAACGCCACCCCAGGCGACACCGACCTCTCAACCTCCGCCGTCCGGCGACTACGCCGCCCAGGTCATTGATGGCATCAACCAGCAGCGCGCCCAGGCCGGTCTTGCTCCCCTGCGTACCGATACGCGCCTCAATGGGGCGGCTGACTGGCACAACCGCTACATGGCGTCAAACGACTGTTTCGCGCACATCTGCCCTGGCGAGCCAGGCCCTGGCCAGAGGGCCTCGAACGCCGGGTATCCGAGCAGCAACGTGGCCGAAAACATCGCCGCCGGCTACATCACTCCACAGGATGTGATCGTGGGCTGGATGGGGTCTGCCGGCCATCGGGCGGCTATCCTCGGCTCATACGCGGACGTAGGCTGCGCCTACCTGTGGAGCGCGGCCGGCGGCAGCTACACGGCGACCATTGAGGAGCAGGCCGGGCCAGCATCCTATGCCACTTACTGGACGTGCGACTTTGGCGGGACTGGCTCGACCACTCCCCAACCGACCCAACCACCTACATCGAACACGCCTCATTGGGACGCCGGAGGGAACTACCGTTACCAGCCTTTTCGCCTGCTCAACGTCCCCCTCACCGACGCCACGGTCAGAAGTCGGATTCACGACTGGGCCTACAACTTCGATCCCGCGTACAACACGGCGACGCCTGGCTTCCTGTTCAAGGACGGCCGCGGAAACATGACGCCCAACAACACCGACACCGGAGCCGCGACAGTTGACATAGTAACGGGCATGTTGTGGGCGCAGAAGGTGGACCAGCGCCTAACCGAGATTGAACGGCTAACGGGGCTGCGGTCGCAATGGGGGTCAATCACATGGCGGCAACAGGGAGCAGGGGAGTAAGGTGGCGCTATGCCATTCTCGACCTATCGGGCCTCAGCTCAGATCAGATGGCAAAGCATCTGGATAGCGTTGGCCGGGATGGTTGGGAGCTGGTGGAGTACCCCGGCTAACGCCAGGTGTCGGTCGAAACAGGTACGGAGTGGAACAGTTACCTGGGTCGTGAGCGCACATTTCGGCGCGCCTATCTCAAGAAACTCGTGGAGGACACAGCGAGCCGTGAACCGACACTGGCGCTTGAAGGCACTACGGCGATTACGGGCAGCAGTCACGGCGCTTGAGCGGGACGATGGAGCAGGACTGCTACCCACAGATCAGGCGTTCTGGCAGGAACTCAAGCGGATCGGGCAGCGCATTGACCGGCTCATCTGCCCGGAGACGCCGGAGCTGGCCGAGGATGGCGAAGGTGATGCGCTGCCGTCCGCCCACGCGGTGGGCGACGATGTCAATACCGAGCTGTCCGATGTATGGCGGAGGGGGTTGGCCGACATTTGGGGGTCGTGATGCGACGATTGGCGCTGGCTATTCTGGCCGTGGTCATCCTGACCGCTGCGCTTCAGCCGATAACCCAGGCGGATTACAGCTATACGCTCCGGCAACAGGTCGTCATCGGGCTTATCTACAAGGCGTGTGACCGCTATGGGGTCACCGATGAACAATGCGCCCTGCCCTTGCAGGTGGCGTGGCGCGAGACGAAGTACGGGTTGAACATCTACAGCCAGGTGGACACGTTCAATGGCGCAAGTACGAGTATCGGGGTTTTCCAGTGGTACGCTGGCCCGTTCAACAACTGCGTCGGCGGCGGCGCGGGGTGTTCAGGCCCTTACTATCGTTCGTATGGGCTGGCGTGGCGCGAAAATGTGTACCTCGATACCGACCGGGGCGTTGACCTCCTCACGAGTCATCTGCGGGGCGGACCGGACCAGCGGGGTCATTGGCGGGCTTACGGGCTGATTGTGCGTGACTGGCCGGGGCTGCCGCCGCACTTCGAGAGGGAAGAAGAATGACAGTTGAAATCGAGGGCGTTCCCTACGACTGGAATCAGTTGCGCGACTTCAAGACCGCCGACCACAAGCTGCCGGAGAACGCGGGCTACGACTGCGGCCCGGAGTGTGTCGCGGAGGTCGTCTACCAGATCACCGGCGGGATCGAGTATGCCGCCGACGACATCAAGGATGCCATCAAGGGCGACGGCTTCGTTGGTGTGACGTACTCCTCAGACCTGTCCATCTGGCTTTCGGAGCACGGTTTTAAGAACTACGCGCACCAGGACCTGGACGCGGATAACACGCAGCGGATCATCACACGCGCGGCGGACCGGGGCTGCCTCTCGATCGTGCTCCTCCGCTTCTCGATTGACGATCCCGAGTCAGGGCATTGGGTGGTGGCGACGGGCTATGATGACGAGCAGGACGCGATGATCTGCTCCGACCCGTGGGGCGGCTGGCGTCGCCTTGTCCCGTGGCACGAAACGGCCTGGTTCCGTGGAACGGTGATTGAGATGCTGCGCAGGCGATGCGTGGATGAGATTCCAGACGAGGAGGCAGCGTGAGCGTCAATTCGCGGTGCGTCAATGGGATGCACATCTCGAACGGGCCGCAGTACAGCGTTGAGCAGATGAGCCAGCACGTTGGGGTCAACGGCGCCTACACCGTCCTACACATCCAGATGCTCAACGACCCGCTCCTGGGCGGGACGGCCGACCATGAGAACGGCGACTGGTACATGAAACTGCGCACCGGCGACCCTCGGCAGCCCAGTTTCGTCGGCTCCACCTCGACATTCATCAACATTCGCATCTATCACCCGAACACGCTGAGTCAGGAGCCGGTGGCGTACGCGGACCACTACATTGACCTCCTCGCCAATTGGACAGGCTCCGGGCCGTGGGCGGGCAAGACGGCGAACCTGTGGGCCGACCCGTTCGTCGGCGTCCACTTCGGCAACGAGCTGAACCTGCACTACGAGAACGGCGATAGCACGCCGGCGAACCAGTGGAAGTACCAGACCGAGGATCACTACAGGCGCATCGTGGACTGGCAGATGCGCGTCTGGGACCGCATTGACCAGCGCCTTGGGCGCGAGCGCAAGGCGATCTCGGTGTTCTCGCCATTCGCCTACGGCCACGAGCCGCCGGGCCACGAGCCGGGCGGGGAGTACACGCTGGCCGAGGTGCGGGCGCTGATCGAGCGCATGAATCTCATCGCCATCCATCCCTACGCGCACCTGGATTGGGCGAACGGGCAGGACACGGCGCCGGGCGGGAAGGATGCGTTCTGGCACATGCTGAACGACTTCCGCCCCAAAGGGTTCAAGAACGACAACGATCCGGGCGGCGTGATGATGCAGTACCCGAACAAGACGTTCATCGTCGCCGAGACCGGCACGTTCACGCACAGTGACAAGTTCCGCACGGATGAGACGTGGAAGGTGCTCGACCTGTTCTACCGGATGTGCGCGGGCAGCGGGCGCGTGCTTGGCGTGACGCCATTCATTTGGCACAGCTGGGGCTATGGCCCGAAGGACGCCGGCCACTGGCCGAACATGATCTGGCCGAATGAGAGCCTGCGGGATCGCTTCGCCAACTCACCGCGCTACGCGACGAGCTGCCAGGTGCCGCTGGCGTGGGACGAGGCGCCCCCCCCGCCTCCGCCTCCGCCTGCCCCTGACCCGTCGCCGGAACCTGTCCCAACGCCCGGGCCGGGCTTCGTCGTGGGCGATGGCGTGCTGGCGGCGATGACGGCGCGAGGCGACAGCCCGGCGTCGGGCGAGGCCTACACCGGCAATCCGGGGCAGCAGGTGTCCTTCACCCTGGGCGTGAAGGGAAACGTGTACATCGCTTTCGAAGAGGCCGGCTGGAAGGTCGCTGTCCTGTGATACGCTGTATCGTCGGCTCGCTTTCGCCCAAGTCCCCCCGCGCGGGCGAGCGGTGGCTGGCGTTGACGGCGGTAGCGTGGGGCGTGTGGCTGCTTCTGCCGCTCAATACGTTCGGCGCGGGACTCGCCAACACGCTCCTGGCGCAGCTGGCAACGGAGGAACTCTGGGGCCTGTTGGGCGTAACCTGGGGCGCGTTGGCGTATGGGGCGTCATGCGGCCGATGGCCGCGGCTGCGGGTGCTGATGCACGTCGTCTTGACGATCCTCTGGATATTCCTGGCGGGCGTCACGATGTCGGTGTCGGCGGCCTCAAGCGGCGTGCTGTACCTGATGTTGGGGCTACACCAGGCGGTGTATCTGTATGAGAGCATCCTGGACTGGCGGGGGGGGGTGTGGAAAGCCAACAGAACCTAATCGGAGCGATTATTGTCGCGTTCATCGCGGCGGCCGTGCCGGGCTTCTGGGCGCTGTGGCAGTCGCGCGACAAGCAGCGGCTCGACGAGCGCTCGCGCTACTACAGTGACATCCGCGATGACGTGGATGAGCTTCGGGATCGTCTCGACTTACTCGAAGGGTATGTCGGGGATCTCGAGGGGCATATTGACGAGCTGAACCGGATCATGGTGGCGGCCGGGCTTCAGCCACCGCCGCGACCGAAGCGGCCAAGCCGACCGAGACCCGGCGCGGCATGAGAGGTGGCTATGCGGCTTGAATTCGAGGGTACGCAGGCCGAGTTGGATCAACTTCTATCGTACATTGGAGGTGCAGACATGGCATTCATTTCTCGTCGTCTGGCGGCTGTCGAAGCGGCAGCAGCTCAGGCCCAGGCAAAGGCAGATCAGGTGGAGGCGCAGGTCACCGACGTGGCCGCGCAGGTTGCAGCGTTGCAGCCGAACCCGCAGCTCGCGGCGGATGTGGAGCAGATCAAGGGCAATGTCGCGGCGTTGAACGCGATCCTCGACGTCGTGGACGACCAGCAGCCCTAACCGAGCCCGCCCGGCATTGGGACCAGGGGAGGGGGCAACCTCTTCCCGCAACGGAGAATTCGCATGGACACGAAACCCTGGTACAAGTCGAAGCTCATCTGGGCCAACATCCTTGCCGTCGTCATCGCCGTCCTGTCATACCTCGGAGCCTTCCCCGGCCTCATTCCGCCTGAGTTCGGCCCCGGCTTTCTGGCTGCAATCGGCGCGCTCAACATCGTCCTGCGGGTTCTGACGAACCAGCCCATCGCCCCGCTATTGGCGGGAAAAGGGGACAGCACCACTCAGAAGTGAGGTTTCGCACCACCGAGATCACCTCGGAGGACATGGCCGTCTACCTGACGGCGCTCGAGCGGAACGACTTCACGACGGTGGTGCGCGTGCTGGATAAGTACGTGGAGGGTGGCCTGCGACGCCGGGCGTACCCGGTGATGTTCGCGGTGATTGCGCAAATGGGGGAAACCGTGACCCGACCTTCGGTCGGCTCCCAGCGAAGCCGGGAGAATGAGGCGGTGGAGGCGTTGAAGGTCGACGCGGACACCCTTGAGCAGTTCATGGCCCTCCTGACGAGGACTCAAGAAGGGGGCTGAGGTTAGCTCCCGGCCTCCGGGCCGGGCCACAGACCTAGCCCCCTTTGCGGTGTGTCGTGGGCGGCCTCGCTGCGGTGGAGGCGTGATGAGCAGAAGCTATCGGCGGCGGGTGTTGGGCCTGACCTGGTGGGATGACGACGGCGCGGTGGATATGGTGCAGCTCGTACCGGGACGTATCGCGGCAACGGTGGAAGCGCCGGTCAAGTGTGAGTGCGGCGAGAATGGCACGAGCCATGTCTGCCGCTACTGCATGGATCGCGGGCGGAAGTGGCACAATCCGCTGGACGAGGGCATCGAGGGCGACGATAGCGGCTACACGCCATTGGACACGGTGGAGGGGATGTGATGAAAACTCACCGTATGACGCTGTGCGTCCAGTATGCGACAGGCATCCAGGATTGGCAATGCCCGATCTGCGGCCGGCGGTTCCTGGCGCGGCTTGCTCCCTGCGACTGCAAGAAGGTGATCGTCGCGGAAGGTGACGCGGACGCGGTCCACACGTGGGGCTGCGGCGTGGATAGTCGCACGTTGGCCGCGCCGCGCTACGACGATGGGGCGGCGTGGCTGGCACACGCGGAGGAGCACACGCGGTGAGTGAGGCTCGCACAATCTATGAGCTGCTGCGGGATAACCCGTGGCTATCGCCGGAATGCGCGTCACTGTTGCACACACAGCGAAAGCCACCGTCTTAAGCGGTCGTAGCTTCTTGCTAGTTTATTCGGTTATTACACTAGTGCTATGCGCCTACTGCGTGTTATAATTGCAATAACACACAAGGGGGCTATATGGCACGTCCATCTATGTTGACACCCGAACGGATTGATGTGATTGTCGAGGGATTGCGACTCGGTCTAGACCGCGAAAGAGCAGTACGTCGGTCCGGAGTGACTGACAGGTCTTTCTTCAACTGGATACAACGTGCCCGTCACGGTGAGAAAGGTCTATATGCTGAGTTGCTGCGCAGGGTTGAGGAAGTGGTAGCGCCGGTGATACCGCCGGTCAGTGACGTGCAGGACTCTGTCCAACGTGAGTTCGTCGGTAAGTCGCGGACGAAGGAAGTGTACACCGAGCGGCTTCTGACACTGGCGATTGTGGCGCGAGTGTCGCAGGTTCTAGAGGCGCTTGGGCTGCCGGAAGCTAAGAGCGTTCGGGAGGGCGAGTCGTTCAAGAACGGTTTCCGCCCGGACATCCTCATCGCCCACGTTGACGGGACTTATAGCATCTGTGAGGTCAAGACGAATCGTGGGCGGCCTCAATCGCGGCATTGGTCTATTCACAACGGCGTTGGGCAACTGCTGTATTACTTCGAGGTGTTTACGGATGAGGAGCGGGTAGACCCGAACCATGTTCGGTTGGTGCTACTCTCTGACTTTGAGCCTGACGTGTATCTTGTTCGCGCTATGAGCAAGACAACGCCTCCCATCCTGCATCTCAATGTGTTCCCGCTAGTGATGGGTGAGTCGCAGCCGCCCGGATAACAGTCAAGGAGTCGTTGTGTGAGTGAGGCGCGGGTTTGGGAACGGCAAGAGGGGGAAACCGCGAAGGCATTCGCGGCCTTTTGCATTTATCGGGATATGGGAACGGCGCGTTCGCTGGATGCTGCATGGAAGGTGAACACCGGACCGAAACAGGACCGAAACCGGACACACGCGCCAAGTTGGTGGCGTGAACGGGCGTCTCGCTTCAACTGGACGGCCCGCGCGGCCGCCTACGATGCTCACCTGGCGCTGTTGCAGCAGGAACAGCGCGAGCGGGCCATTGCGCAGGAAGAGGCGCGGTGGGTGGCACGCCGGGTGGAACAGCGCGAGCGCGAGTGGCAGATGTCACAGGACATGCTCGGCTTGTGTGAGAAGATGCTGGATACCGTCCTGGAACACTTCGACGCCAACATGAAGCGGTGGGCCGTGCGGGACATCGCCTTGCTCGCAGAGACGGCCAGCCGCGTCGCCCGCCTGTCTACCGAGATGGAAACCGACCGCGAGTTGCTCGAAGTGGATGTGCGCAAGCTGAGTGACACGGAGCTGGAGACGTTCATTGAACGGGTTCGTCGCCAAATTGAAAGAAGCCGAAAGCGAGTTGGAGATACGACAGCGCTCCGGCTCGTCAAGTGACTCGGACGCCTACGCCGCGTTCAAACGCCAGTACCGCGCCGATCTGCCGGGCTTCGTCCAGGACTGTTTCACCTGGAAGCCGGGACGGGGGCCAACGGCGTACCAGATCGAGATTATGGCGGCCATTCCGCGCGAGAAGCGTGTCGCGGTGCGTGGGCCGCATGGCCTGGGAAAGACTTGTGTCGCCGCGTGGGTTATCCTATGGTTTGCGCTGACGCGGGACGGCGACGACTGGAAAGCGCCGACGACGGCCAGCGCCTGGCGCCAACTCACGAAATTTCTTTTTCCAGAAGTCCACAAGTGGGCGCGACGGCTGCGTTGGGAGAGGATCGGGCGCGAGCCGTTCACGCGGGATGAGTTGCTGCGCGAGAGCCTGAAGCTATCCACTGGGGAAGCGTTCGCGGTGGCGAGCGACAACCCGGCGTACATCGAGGGGGCGCACGCCGATAACCTGCTGTACATCTTCGACGAGTCGAAGGCGGTCGCAGGTGAGACGTTCGACGCGGCCGAGGGCGCGTTCAGTGGCGGCGGGGCGCAAGAGCATCAGGAAGCCTACGCGCTGGCAATCAGCACGCCGGGTGAGCCGCAAGGGCGCTTCTATGACATCCACAAGCGCAAGCCGGGCCTGGAGGATTGGTGGACGCGACACGTCACGCTCGCGGAGACGATTGAGGCGAGCCGCGTCAGCCCGGAGTGGGCCGAGCAGCGCAAGCGCCAGTGGGGAGAGGCGAGCGCCGTCTATCAGAACCGCGTTCTCGGCGAGTTTGCGGCCAGCGATGAGGATGGCATTGTCCCGCTGGCGTGGGTGGAGCTGGCAAACGAGCGCTGGCAGCAGTGGGTTGACGCGGGGCGGCCAGGCGACCAGGACGCGCTCGGCGTGGATGTGGGACGCGGCGGCGATAAGTCCACCATCGCGCGGCGGTACAAGTGGATTGTGGATGGCAAGAAGCGCACGGTCATCGGCAGCATCGAGCGCGATGGCAAGCCGGACACGATGCAGTTGACGGGGCGCGTTGTGGGCATCCTGAAGGCGCATGGTGGGACGCCGGCTGTGGACGTGATCGGCATCGGCGCGGGTGTCGTGGACCGGCTCCGGGAACAAGACTTCTCGGTCATCGCGTTCAACGCGGCGGCCAGGAGTGACGCGCTGGACAGGACGGAAGAACTGGGGTTCGTCAACCTGCGCAGCCAGGGATGGTGGCAGATGCGTGAGATGCTGGACCCGGCGAATGAGGAGTGGATCGCGCTGCCGCCGGATGACTTGCTCACGGGCGACCTGACCGCGCCGCACTACAAGCTGGTCAGCGGGGGCAAGATACAGGTGGAGAGCAAGGACGATATTCGGCGACGCCTGGGCCGATCTACCGACGATGGCGATGCGGTGATGATGGCTCTGTACGTGCGGGACACGTCGCTGTTCGCGTGGGGTGAGGACGCAGAGGAGGAGGATTTCTAAATGCCCAACCTGGATGACGCATTCTTCGTGCTTGAGATGAGCCGGCGCAACGCCGAGGTCAAGGCGGTTCCGCTGTCGGGGCTGACGCCGGATATGTGGGGTTCACAGAGTCAGCTCGGTAACCTGTCGCCTTACGCGGTCTATGAGACCGTCGCCTATATCTATCGCTGCATCCAGTATCGGTCGTCAGCAATCGCGGGCATCCCGTGGACGCTGGAAGGTACGTCCCGCCGCGCCAACATCCCCATGCTCAAGGCACGGCTGCCGGACCTGCTGCGGCGGATCGAGGGCAGCCTGTGCATTGACGCGGGGGCGTACATCTTTCCGGAGCGCAACAAGACGCGGCTGCTGGACTTGAAGTGGCTGCGGTTCGATACGGTCGAACCGCAATTCAACATCAGCGGGCTGAGTGGCTTCAAGCGCAGGGTCGGGACGGCTACGCCGATTGACCTGAAGCCGGAAGAGCTGATCTACATCTGGCTGCCGGATCCGCTGACCGAGGTCGGGCCGGGCCGCGCTCCGCTGCACGTCGCCCTGAAGTCGGCGGGCATTATCGCCGCGGCGAATGAGTTCACGGTGCAGTTCTTCGCGCGTGGCGGCATGAACATCACCCTGATGCTCGTGGATGCGTCTACAGGCGACCCGGATCTGAAGAAGCTGGAAGCCTGGTGGAAGCGGTTGGTGGCAGGCGTGCGGTCGGCGTGGCAGACGGTGGCGATCCGCAAGAATGTGGACATCAAGCAGTTTGGCTATGAGCCGGAGAAGCTGGCGATGCCCGCCCTCAAGGCGGAAGCGCGCGCAGAGATTGTGGCGGCGTTTGGGCTGTCGGAGGACATCATCGCGTCCAACGCTGCGAACCACGCCACGGCGACGACGCACGCGCTCACGACCTGGCAGTCTACGATCCTGCCGGAGGCGAAGGTTATCTCGGCGGCGCTGAATAACCAGCTGTTCAACCCGATGGGCCTTGAGTTCGTGTGGCACCCGGAGCAGATGGAAATCTTGCAGCAGGTCAACGCGCTTCAGGCCGATGCTATCGTGAAGCTGTACACGGCGGGCATCATCACCGTGGAGCAGGCGCAGAAGGCGGCCGGCTTCCCGACGCCGGATAAGGCTGTGGTTGCCGATAGCGAGAACCAGGAGACCGCGCCGACCGACGAGGGGCCGCCAGAGCCAACGCCGCCGACTGGCGGCCAACCGAAGGCGCTGCGGCGGGCCATCAAGAGCGCCGAAGATGGCATGGATGCGGAGCGCGCCTCACTGGAGGATGCGCACGTGTCGGACATCGCCCAGGCGTTGGAGCAACAGCTCGCGGCCGTCCTGTCGGGGACTGTGACCGACCCAAAAGCGGCGGCGGCGCGCGTGAGCGATGAGGACCCGATGCTGCGCGCGGCGCTCATGAAGCTGCTCATCGAGGCGGTCAATTTGGGCGTAGGGAGCGGCCAGTCTTCGCTCGCCGACGCGACGATTGGCGTGGACTGGTCGCTCATCAACGAGAACGCACGGAAGTGGGCGGAGGAGTACAGCTACGAGCTGGTTAAGGGCATCAACGACACGAGCCGCGATCTGCTACGGGACAAGGTCACGCAGTGGATCGAGAGCGGCGAGGCACTGGACGCGCTGCGAGACTCGCTCGCGCCGTGGTTCGGGGCCATGCGCGCCGAGGTGATCGCGAGCACGGAAGTTACACGAGCCTTCGCTCAGGGCAACCTCCAGGCCTGGCAGGGCAGTAGGGTCGTCAACGGCATTATCTTCAGGACGGCGAATGATGAGTTGGTGTGT